CAGCTCGCCACGAGCCTAGCCGTACGTAGCCCTTGCGTACGACGTGCGTAGGCTCGAGCAGGCACACGAGCCGGCGCTGCCATCACTTCAGTTCGAGTAGGAGCGCAGCCTGGCTGCGTACTCTCTCGGGTAGTGCTTCGAGTGGCACGTCCGGGTCGATGTAAGTCAGGACCGTGCCATCCGTGACTGACTGGATGTAGGTGTCACCCATGTCATACGTACCGAACGTATAGGGTGACTTGACTGCGCAGTACCACGAGGACGTGGCACCATCAGGCTTGCGATTGTGTGCTTGAAGCACGCGATACTCGAACCCGTCACCCTTGAAGATGAGCCACGGGTTCTCACGGGGACGTGTCTTCCCCATCGGGATTGCTGGCAACGTGTGTCCTTCCGAAGAATGGGAGAGCCCCGTGTGTACACACGAGGCTCTCGCTCACAATCATCGTCGTTACTTGATCCGGCTCGACGACGCCCGCGAGCCCTACCGATAAGTCTCTCCTACCTGTAGCGTTCTACTTGACGGGCAGCCAGTACCCGCAAGTCATGCCACGTTCGAACCCCCTCCAAAGGGGACCGTAGTATCCACCCGGACCACTCGACATCCGTGCGAGTACCGTGCCATTGCCACGACGGACACTGAGCATGGTGCGAGGATGCTCGTATCGCCATCCAGTGCGGAAGATACATCCGCCAGGCACGACGACCTTGCGACCCCATGGCTCGACCACGAAAGCGACCGGTCGATTGCTACGCCTGTTGTTGAAGACGTATCGGAAGTACGGGTCACCAGCCGGCCCAACGATACGAGCAGCAGGACGTGCGACCTTCGGCGGCTTCGGCGTCGGTGGAGTCGTGGGTGGTGGTGTCGGCTGCGTCGTAGGTGGTGGTGTCGGCTCGGGCTTGGGCGTCGGCTTCGGCGTCGGCTCAGGCTTCGGCGTGGGCTTCGGCGTGGGTTCTGGTGTCGGTGTCGAATAGATGACGTAGTTGCTGATGTTGGGCACCTGACCGCCGTTGTTCAGCAGTCCCGATGCTTCGATGTACTGAGCGATGGTCGACGTACCATCGGTCGTGAACTTGCCAGTGTTGCCATTGCCAGCCTTGAGACAGACGACCAAGCCTGCCTCGAAGACGATGGACCCATCACTCGTGTCGGTCTTGGTGCCACCATCAGGGCACTGACCGGCCTGCGGGGATGGTGCGGCCCACGTGCTGCTGCTGCCAGCGATGGCAGCAGCGAACACGAGAGCCAGGAGCAGAGCGATACGCTTCACGCGTTCCCCTTGTGCTACTGGATACCTACGGTGAGGAAACGAGGGTCCGTGCTGTTCTCCCACGGTCCCTGTGCCATGTGTGAGATGTCGATGTAGAGGTTGCCGTCTATCACGTAGAAGTCACCCTCAGTATCGCATTCCTCACATACGACCACCCCTTCGTGGTCAACGCCCATCCCCTTGAACTCTGAGTATGGTACGCAGATGTGTCCTGAGTGGGACCAGATGACTTCTTCATCTGGCTCGACGTCGATGTCGAGGTCAAGAGCAGTCTTGGGGACCTTCCTGATGACGTACTCGTCGTCGTCGAAGGCAAGCGGGAAGGGGTCGAGCTTGCCTTGTGTTCCACCACGAAAGGGAAGGCGCGTCTGCGCCACCTTGCCTTTCGAAGAGGCGAACGTCCAGATAGGAGTGGTCGAGTAGTTCACTCCCTGTTCACGCTTCCACTGGTAGCCGTTGAGCAACACCGTCTCGCGTGGTGTCATGATGAGCAACCGCGACCAACCGATGGCGTTCTCGACCAACTCCTCGAGGGTCGGGTCCTTCCACCATTCGTGCCGCAACCCTGAGAGGATGCGGTCCACGAAGATCTTCGTGTCACTCAACTGCTTGGGTCCGTCGATGTTGATGATGCCGTTGTGCATCACCGCCATCGGCTCACCATCAGCATCCGTGTAAGCGAACGGATGGCTCATGGCCTTGTTGTTGGGGCCTTGCGTACCAAAGCGCCAGTGCGCTCCGTACTCGATGTCGGTCGCATCGATGGCCTTGAGTTCGTTGTAGAAGTACGCGAACTCATCTGGACCGAAGTTCCTGGTCACGAGCCCGTCGCGACCATCACTCGAACTATTCGAACGGTACATCAGGCCGAACCCATCAGGATTCGCGACCCTGTTGTGTTCGATGATGTCGTTCGTGACGTGACTACCGGGCTTGTCACGGTGTGCGATAAGGCACATAGGCTAGTACCGACCCTCCTGACCTTCCTGCACGACATGCCCTTCGGCGTCGTACACGAAGTATGGTTCTGGTGTCCCACCGAAACGACTCGTGTCATCCCACCAGTTCCGGCGACGGACTCCCAGTGGAGGACCGAAGACAGGCGAGTGTTCCATCGGCCAATCGCAATCAGCGAACATCGTCTGACGATACTGATCGTCGATACGTGAGGCCGCTTCCAACTCGTCATTCTTCTCTTGGAGATACGCGAGAAGATATGCGTACGTCGTAGGGTATGACGCAACCCACGAAACGAACTGGTATGGATGCATCTTGTGCCTTGACACGACCTTGTCGTCAAGGTCCACATCCATCAGCCGAGTGTACGCAACCATCGCTGCTGTCCACTCGATGTTCTTCATGAACCGGTCCAGACGAAGCGTCCCACGAGGAAGACGGAACTCCCACCTGGAGCCTCGTGGCTTGTGAACGACGCTGTACTTGTGGCTACCGCGTCCGTTCCTGTTCCGCATGTCATAGACCTGTGAGAACGTATAGGGCCTGTTCCCTGCCCACTGTGAGGCTTGGTCCTCGGTGCGCATAGACATCGTAAGAGCCCAGCGCCAGTTCGTGTAGAGGAAGACGAGGAAGCGGTGCGTATGCGCCTCATCTTCGAACGCTTCGATGCCGATGTTGACATGCATGCCGGCCGCACCACCATTGTGAGAGCGATAGCCAGCATGCACGAGCAGATCGAACATCTTCTGGATATTCGGTGCCTGCTCATGCCAGTACGTGAGTGTGGCAGGATGACTCACGAACTCGGGACCGTCGACCGAACCATCGTGCTTGACGTACCACATCGTCTTGGGACGACGTAGGTCAGCAGCGAGGCTACCGTCGATGGTGATGTGGGACTCGTATGACTTCCTGGAAGTCTCGAGTTCCACACCGATGTGGTACGGGAACGTGTCGTTCTTGCTTCGCAGCATCCTGTACTGACGCGGCGAGTAGTTGTACGAGTGGATGACCGCCCACTTCATGGTGTGCGGGTGGAACCGCTTGGCTTTGCACGGCTCACACATGCACATCGTTTCAGAGTCTTGGTGCTCTCGTGCACCAGGCTTGGCCGGGATTGCGACGGTCATCTTACTTGCGCTCGATGACCTTGACGAGCTCTGCGACAGCATGCTCTCGAGTCACACCAAGAGCCTGAGCCCTTAGTTGACCCTGCCAGGCTGTCGCGATGACGCCACCAAGACGTGCATCGTCGAACTCGAGCCCCGTGTAGCCACGACCCGCCAAACGAGCCTCCATCTGGCGGATGAGAGCCGCCCGCTCCGGAGTCAGGCGACCATTGTGGATCGGCATGAAGCCCTCCTATTCGATCGGTAGTGGCTCTTCACGCTTCTCGAGAAGCAGCAAAGCCACATGAAAGCCGATGCCAGCATCCAGGATGGCGTCGATGACTTCGATAGTCGGCGCGACCATCACCAAGATGCCTTCGCAGACGGTACAGGCGTCACCATCCTTGCCGAACGTCTCACGTCGGCAGAACGGGCACCTAACGACGTCCATACGAACCTCGCTCTAACTCGCACCAAGGGGATGCGTAGCCCTCACCGCAGGCTCGCGGTGTACTAGCAAATGGGGGCAGAACGTGACGCTCTGACCCCATACGCGATGCCACGTATCAACAACGTGCGACCAACGTAGCCTTGTGCCGCACGTAGGATGCACACCATCCATGAGAGAGCATGAGCCAGTGCCCTCGACTGCAACGAGTGACTCATGCCCTCTCATGGCCAGTGTGTGATCCACACGAAAAGGCCCCCCACTCTCTCGAGCAGGGGGCCATATGCGATCGTGTTCGCGCCGCCCTCTCGAGGACAGCGCCGCACTCCTAGATGTCAGTCTCGTCTATAGAGAGAGACTCGATAACCCACGGGTAGGGGGTGGCACCCGGCAGTGCGGAAGCAACGAGGTCAGCCATGCGTAGTCGGTCGTTGCTCCCGACGAGGTCACGCACCAGGGTGCGGACGGGCTGACGTGTGGTGACCGTGTTGTGTGGTGCGACGAGTTCGTCGTCACGCTCACGACGATAGACAGACGCCGCGATTCGGCTGCGGTTGGCAGCACGCTGAGAACGCCAAGTCATGTGATTGTCCTCCAGCCCAACGAACGGCCAACGAGCAGGGCGGGCTAGCTCCCTACGAGGCCAACGAGGCGATCGCGAAGGCAACGAGTGCCCTGGCGATCGCCACGCGAGGATCCGCAAGAAGAATGCGAGGCCGGCACTGCCGGCCCCGCACCCTGGGGCGTTACTTCGCGGCTGCCGCGTCCAGTGCGCGAGCAAGCGCACCGGTCTGGCCGGGACCGCGATGCGAGCGGAAGTTGCGCACCATGCACGCGTTCTCCGCCACGATGGCATCGGCGTTGCTCTTGCGCACCGCCGCGAGCCATTCCTTCGGCCATCCGTTGACCTGGCGCAACACCGCGATGGCGGCATCGCGAGACTCTGCAAGGACCATGCCCTGCGCCGTGGCCTTCTCGAGAGTGATGGGCGAGAACTCGCGTCCGCATGCGCAAACGAGAGGATGCTTCGCCGTGGTCGTCGCGACGCTTGCGACGAGAGACTGCCCGAATGTCGACATGATGTCGCTCCCATAGGCTCCCGCGAAGGCTCGTGCGCGCACTGTGCACACACCTCCCCTTCGGTAATAGGAACATACCCTAGTCGATCATGGGTCCCAACCCCAGGATGCTTATGGACTATCGAGTGTCGTAGCAGAAAATCCCCCGCACAGGCCACGGGAGCCTCGCACCTACGTAACACACATCGTGTACCATGTGTGCAACACCCGATGGGTGGGCTAACGGTGGAGGACCGATGACTCAAGACGGCGTGGTCGAGATCCTTGGCGAGATCAGGGACATCCTGAGACAGATGGAAGTCAGGCTCCAGGACATCGAGGCATCTGCGGGGGCACAGGAAGTGAGCCTCGCCTCGCTCGTGAATACCAATCGTCTCGGCATCATGTTCAGTGGGTTCGCACTGGGTAACCGTCTCGCGGACCTGAAGCATGGGACTCCGGGGCTGAAGGAACAGGAGGAGTTCTGCCAGAAGGCATTCACGCTCGCGGCGACTGCGCTCGAGCGCGATTCGGGGGACAACGATGGGGAGATGATCGTTTGAGTACAAGGTTGGTGACCGAGACGGCCAGGTTCTACTTGGGAGAGTTGGCCGGTCGGGCGACTCTCGAGGAAGAGGCACTCACGAGCATCCTGTATGACATCGAGCAGGCCACGATGAAGTGGACGTGGCAGAACATCCGCGACACCATCCGTGCGCTGCGCGATTCTGGCGAACGGACGGACGCAGACATCATCGCCCTTCTTCTTGGAGAGAACGATGGCTGAGATGTTCGACAAGTGGGAGAAGGAATCGATGCTCTGCTCATGCAGCGTCGAGTCTCGATTCGAACTCGCGGCCCTGCTCGAAGAGGCACTCGTCGAACTCGATTGCGGGCAGGAGGATTTCCTGTCGAAGGCGATCATGTACCTGTGGCACGAGTACAACGTCAGCACCTCGTTCGCGTGCGACCAGTGGTTCGGCGTCAGCAGCATCGAGATGCTCGAGGACAAGCGGGGTCAGCCCGACATGTCCAGCAACATGTTCATCCAGTGTGACGAGGCAGAGATCGGGCTTGCCTGGACCGTCCTGTACTGGACCAAGCATGGGACCAAGCAGAACCAGGTGCTGGTGCATTGAGGCGGCTCTGGGCGCTGGTCGCAGTGTTGGCCCTGGCGTGGGCCGGGATGTTCCTCATCGGCTGGCTCTTCATGGGAGACGTATGGCAGATCTAGGTGGCAGTTGGACGACCAACTCGACGTTCGAGCTGGGGTACAACCAGTTCATCCCGTTCCGTGGTCGCGTGACGCGCAAGAGCAAGCGTGGGTCGAAGAAGTGTGTCGCCATCCGTGCGGGTACGTGGATCGGGCAGATCGCGTACTCCTACATCGCCTTCGACGGAGAGGAGATCCCGGCATCGGACGTGGCCGATGTATCCTTCTCCCAGTGAAAGGAGGTGCGTGATGGGCGTTCATTACGTCCCTTTTGCGGGTGGATCTACGTAGACGGGGTCAAGCACAAGTGTGTCGCCCTCAAGTTCGTCGAGCATGAGCATGGCAAGCAGCAGGACGACGACATGTACTTCGTCACCTGTCATGGCGCATGCGTAGAGTGCGATACGGTCGTATCGCTGCACTGGCCAAGCCCTGAAGACATCGAGGACTGCCTGGTTGAGCATCATCAGTGACTCGAAGAAGTTCGCCTTCATCCACATCCCGAAGAACGCCGGACATTCGGTCACATGGTGGCTACAGCCAAGGCTCGATGAGGGAGACATGGCCAGGCTCGAGTGGGAGACGCCAGACCCGATGGTCGGCTGGGGGCTGGAAAAGCACTCGCCGGCCATCGACTACATGGCGTGGATGGAAGCGACCGGTCGGGACTGGGACTCCTACAAGACCTTCGTCATCACGAGGCATCCAGAAGAGCGCGCCGTCGCCATCTACTGGGAGACGTGGCGCAACCGGCACAACCGAGATGATTGGTATTGGAGCCGAGCCGGTCGACGGTGGTGGATCGAGTTCGACAAGGCGGATGGGCCAGACGAGTTCATCGCCGCAGGGTTGCTTGATCCAGACAATCCGCTGAACATCCTCAAGACGCAGGAGTGGTTCAGCGTCGGCGTGTCGACCTATGTGCCCATCAGCGGCTTCGCTGACTTCCTCCCAGAGTGGCTTGGCGTCGAGGGCAGGCCGCACATCGCCCACGCCGGGAACTACCCGCAGGCCGAACTGTCCGAACGCTCGCGGGAGTACGTCGCCATGGCGTACGCCCCGGACTACGACTTCCCCTTCTAAGACAGCACCGCCGCCCCTGCCTGTTGTGTATCGCAGGGACGGCGGCTAGTCGCGGCTGTGCCATCGCGCTATGGCACATATGGTGTACACGTCGAACACGAACGTGTCAACAATATGAGACATTCGGACTCCAGACCCCGGATGTCAACTATATGTTACGTGTTGGCAAGCCCACTAGGATTCGAACCTAGATCTTCCGGGTTGGAGCCGGAAATCCTACCGTTGAACGACGGACTCACTGGTACCCTCGAGAGGATTCGAACCTCCACCCGAACGCTTAGGGGGCGCTTGCTCGTCCATTGAGCTTCGAGGGTATGGCGGAGCCTGCACGGACTCGAACCTGCACGGGTGTTACCCCTTCACTGTTTTCAAGACAGCTAACCGCACCTATGGGAGGCTCCGTATTGGCACCCCTACGGGGATTCGAACCCCGGTCGCCAGGCTGAGAACCTGGCATCCTAGACCACTAGACGATAGGGACACTGGCGGTGCTGAAGGGGATCGAACCCTCTCCAACTGTTAGACAGACAGACGTGCGGCCACTACACCACAGCACCGTGGCGGAAGGACAAGGGATCGAACCTTGGCAGGCTTTCACCTGACTGCCGGTTAGCAACCGGGTGCCTTACCTCTCGGCCAGCCTTCCGCGTATGTGGTAGCCCTCCCCGGATTCGAACCGGGATCCTTCCCGTCTTGAGCGGGACGCCTCTGCCAGTTGGGCTAGAGGGCTTTGGTGCCGCCAGTCCGATTTGCACGGACACTGACCGGGCTTCAACCGGGCGTGCTACTGCTGACACTACAGCGGCGTTGGTGGGGCAAGTGAGATTCGAACTCACACTGGGCGGATTCTGACTCCGCTTCCTCTACCAGTTGGGATACAGCCCCTTGGGGTAATCGCTGGGACTCGAACCCAGTTACCGGGAGTCACAATCCCGTGCCGCAACCCGTTTGGCTTCGACCACCATGGAGCCCCTGCTAGGAGTCGAACCTAGACCATCTGCTTACAAGGCAGACGCTCTTCCCAAGAACGAGGGCTTGGCACCGCGTGCCGGATTCGAACCGGCGTCGTCGGGATTGAAAGTCCCGCATCCTGGACCACTAGACGAACGCGACTTGGTACTCCTGGGAGGACTCGAACCCCCGGCGCGCTGGGTGTAAACCAGCCGTTCTAGCCGCTGAAACTACAGGAGTATGGAGCTCCAGCAGGGAGTCGAACCCTGAGATGCTGATTACGAAACAGCAGCCCGACCATCGGACAAGAGCTTGGCTGGCACGCCTGGATTCGAACCAGGCCCGGATGGTTAACAGCCAACCGTGCTACCGCTACACCACACGCCAGTGCATTTGGTAGGTCCGGAGGGAGTCGAACCCTCAATCCGCATGGGCAACAGCCTCTCAGACTGCCGTGTATACCATTCCACCACGGACCTATGGTTGCAGCCGGGGGAGTCGAACCCCAAGAGGAGGGGTATGAACCCTCCGTGGTACCCGGACCATAACGACTGCGATGGAGCCTCACCAGGGAGTCGAACCCTGCCTGCCTCAATACCAATGAGACGTGCTGCCGCAACACTTGAAAGGCGTTGGTACTGCGACTGGGAATCGAACCCAGACCTCCACCTTGGCAAGGTGGCATCCTGGCCGTTGAGACGACCGCAGTATGGAGAGTCCGGTGGGACTTGAACCCACAACTGAGAGGGTAAGAACCTCCCGGTTTACCGTTAGCCTACGGACCCTTGGTAGGGAGAGTGAGAGTCGAACTCACGACTACGTGCTTCCAAGGCACGTCGGTTGGCCGCTACCGTACCTCCCTATGGCACCCACTGAGGGAATCGAACCCCCGTTCTCTTGGTTCGAAGCCAAGCGCCTTCTCCACTAGACCAAGTGGGTGTGTGGAAGCCTCGGTGGGACTCGCACCCACTTCAGCCGGGTTGCAGCCGGCACCTTCGACTCTTCAGATCGAGGCTATGGTGGACCCCCAGGGACTCGAACCCTGACCTTCCTGCTTGCAAGGCAAGTGTGCTTCCGTTACAACCAGAGGCCCAAGATGTAACTCCACCAGTGGCGAGTTACGTATGTGGTACTCCGTGAGGGACTCGAACCCTCAACTTCTGCTTGGAAGGCAGACGTGTTAGCCGTTGGACACCAACGGAGTTTGGCACACCCCCAAGGATTCGAACCTCGATCTGATGGTTCAGAGCCACCTGTCCTGCCCTTGAACGAGGGGTGTGTGGCACCTACGGAAGGAATCGAACCTTCATCTGCGGCTTCGCAGTCCGTCACTCTCTCCATTGAGCTACGTAGGTATGGTGGGTGCAGAGGGATTTGAACCCCCACAGCCGTTAGACCACTGGTTTACAGCCAGCTCCCCTGACCCATGAGGTCTACACCCATCTGGTAGCCCACCTGAGAGTCGAACTCAGCGATACCACGTTATCAGCGTGGCCCCGTCAACCGGCTGGGTCGCGGGCTATGTTTCTCAGCCCCGAATTGTAGGAGCCGGTCCCAAAGGAGTCAATGGAACCGGCTCCCGCAGAGGAGGAGGAGATGAACCCCGTAAGGGAACTTCTCGTGACACGATAGTAACACGAGTGTCAACCCTTGTGTATCATGGGGAGAGAAAGGAGGTGTCGGTTGACACTTCGAGAACAAGACCCGGTCGTCGTCATCACGAAGGGTGACGAAGACGAGTCGGTATCGCTCGCGGGATCTCGCCAGGTCATCGGTATCGCTCGCGGGATGATGCCGCGAATCGGTGACAAGGTCGCATTCAAGAGCAAGCTGTGGGCAGTCACTGACATCGTGTGGCATACGACCGCGATGATGAACTACGAGCCGATCGCCACGGTCGCACTCGGACTGGTCATGGGCGAAGAGAAGGAAGAGGGTCCTGATGGCGCTGCGTGATCGACTCAGCGCATACATGCGAGATGGCAAGACGGTCCACTCCCTCCAGGCGACACTCCAGGGTGGTGAGGTCCGACTCCACGAGCCGAACGGGAGAGACTCCATGTATCGTCTCGAGGAACTGAACTCTGTCGGTGATGTGATGCGGACGTTCTACATCCACAAGGACGAGATCCAGGCCATCGTTCGCGACAAGGCCCCGAAGTCGAAGAAGTGAGCGGCGAGTACACCGAGCTCATCGGCCCTCTGTATGGGAGGGTCGGTGGGCTGCCGGTCATCGTCGTTGGGACGACCGTCATCGACGGCAAGTCCGAGTGGGTGTATATCGATGACGATGGCGTCGTCCACACATGCCAACTCCAGTCCCTCACCGTCGATCTCCGGTTCCGTGAAGATATGTGGCACGACGTCAGCCCGACGATCGTCCCACCCGGAGAATCAGACATTGAATAAGATGGACATCCTGACCGTGCGTGATTTTCGCGCACGGTTCTCTACTCTTACTGAGCCGGTACAAGTCATCCGTGCACGTGGCAAGGTAGAGATCCTTGGCACGTGGTATCCAGAAAGCGTGACTGACAGCACACCCGTGCGCTATCCTGACGACGCGAAGGCATCGCCGCCCGAACGGTCGGGTCATACGAAGCGTAGTTAGGCATGCCCTGACATGCAGTATTCGTACACTTCCAGCGTCCCATTCGAGACGACGCATCGTGCGTACTACCCAGGTCGATGCAACCTCAAGCATGGTCACAGGTTCGTCCTGAGCGCGACCGTGCGCTTTGACCAGATGGACAAGGGCATCCCGCGAGGGACGTTCTATATCGACGAGCGGCTGTCGGCTCTTGCCGAAGAGTTCGACCACCGCGACCTCGATGACCAGTTGCCGGTCCAGAGCGAGATGGGGTTCACCGTCGTCCAGTTGGCAGCGTACTTCTGGGAGCGGCTCGCTGGAGAGTTCAAGAACCTGTACGAGGTATCGGTCGACGATGGGTCAGGCGCATGCGGAACAGTGACGACAAGCTAGACGTCTTCATCGTCGCGGTCGGCTCTCTCGAGCCGAACCCGTGGAATCCGAACGAGATGGACGAGGCGACCTTCCAAGCGGAGGTCGCTTCCATCTCTGAGTTCGGGTTCATCGTCCCTGTCATCGCTCGCTCTGTCGGCAAGGGGCGTTGGCAGATCATCGACGGCTTCCATCGCTGGAAGGCAGCGAAGAGCCTTGGATTCGAAGAACTTCCCATCGTCCAGATCGACGTCGACGACGATGAGGCGAAGGAACTGACGATCATCCTGAACGAGACGCGGGGGCGGGCGAACCCAGAGAAGCTCGCCGTTCTTGTCAGGGATCTCGCGACTCGGCGCGACCGTGCACGACTCGACGACATCCTTCCGTTCAACAGGGGTTACCTTGACCAGATGCTCTCCGTCAGGAGCGATATCGACTGGTCGGAGCTCGAACAGCGCCGCTCGAATCTCGAGGAGCGCCGGGAGGATACAGAGAAGTGGGTCGAGAAGACGTACCGCATGCCCGCCGCCGCAGCGCTGGTTATCGACGAGGCTATCGAGAAGGTCAAGGAACTGGAGGACGTCCCACAGGACTGGCGGGCGCTGGAGATGATCGCAGCGGACTTCCTGGGGACCTAGTCATCCTTTGCTTCGACTGCGGGTTCTCGACTGACGATTTCATCGTCTTCAACATGCATCGGATGATCTGCGATGAGCGCACCACACAAGTATGACTACGACACCCTGGAGCGTGCGTACGTTCAGGGGTCGATGTCCATCAGGCAACTGTGCAAGGAACAGGGCATCGCCACGTTCAGCACGGTCGCCGCATATGCGCGCAGGAACAACTGGGACGAGAAGCGCGAGCGATTCCAAGACCGTCTCCGAGAGGCAGAGACGAAGGCAGTGGTCACCAAGCGGGCAGATGCGCTCGCTGCCTCTCTGGATGATTCCGTCAAGGTCGCCCACAAGGCTGTCTACCGATTCCTGGACTCTCTAGAGGACAGGTGGATCCAGCATCCGAACGGTGGTGAGCCTATCCTCATCCCGGCACAAGAGATCTCGGCACGAGAGTTCACCGAGATCGTCAAGACGCTTCAGTTGCTTGCTGGCCAGCCTACCTCGCGTGATGCGCATGTTGGTGTCAACATCACTGGCGAACTTGACGCCGGTCAAGTAAGCATGGAGTTCCTGCGTGACATCGCCAACATCGCCCGAGAACGAGGGGCTGGGACAGGAACAGTTGTCTCAAGCCCTCTCCCTCGCATTGAGGGGGCTCGCAAGGTCAACTGAGGGTACTGAGGGAGTAGAGGCATACGGTGAGTATGTCTTCGGGTATGAAGCCGCTGCCCACCACAAGGACATGCTCTCCTTCATCCTCGAAGCCCTGTTCACTCGCCAGAACAGCGTCCTTCTAGAGCCACGCGGAGCGGCCAAGACGACCTGGGCCAACACCATCCTCCTGTCGTGGCTGACGAGCATGTACCCCGACCTTCGTATCGGGCTCATCAGCAATACGGCCACGCAGGCCCTCGACTTCTCTCGAGCCATCCGGTTCACCCTCGAGTCGAACGAACGGCACCGAGAGATCTTCGGAAACTGTGTCTCCAAGGAAAAGTGGAGGGACATGGAATGGCTGCATCGCGATTCCAAGTGGCACGGTTCCAAGGACGTCACCGTCTTTGCGGCTGGTACTGGTGGACCCATCATCAGCAAGCGCTTCGACGTGCTGATCTGCGACGACATCCTGGACGAGGAGAACTCAGCGACCCCGGAAGCGAGAGAGAAGGTCGCGAACTGGTTCTACCGGACGCTGCTCCCGTGTCTGACACCTGACGGAGTCGTCATCGTCATCGGGACGAGGTGGGCCGAAGAGGATTTGTACGAACAGCTCTTCACGCCGGTAGAAGACGGCGGCAAGGGCTGGCGCATGAAGCGCGTGAAGGCTCTTGAGGAGGACGAAGAGGGCAACCTGACGTCCTACTGGCCCGAACACTGGCCGGTGGAGAAGTTGCTCGAGATGCGCATCGGGCTTGGCACGCCGATGTTCATGTGCGCCTATCAGAACGACATCAGCGGCATCATGGCCGGCGATGTCTTCCAGAAGCGGTTCTTCCAGTACTTCGACTCGATGGACCAAGTTCCAGAGGGGTCGACCATCATCATGGGAGTCGACCTGGCGTCATCCGAGAAGGAACGGGCCGACTACACGGCCAGGGTCACATCGGCGCGTGCGCCGAACGGTGACTTCTACGTCCTGACGTACTACCGAGATAAGCGAGAACACAGCCACGCTGAGTTCATCCGTGACGGATACAACGCCTTCGGAGCGTCGTTGGTCGTCTGTGAGAATCAGCAGTTCCAGTCAACGCTCATCCAGGAGGTGATGCGGGATTACCCGTACATCCCCATCGAAGGCAAGCCAGCAGACCGAGACAAGACGACTCGTGCACGCGCTGTAGCCGCGAAGTACGAGGCTCACAAGGTCTACCACCACAAGTCGCTTCAAGACACCGATTTCGAGCGCGAACTCCTGTCATTCCCGAAGGGGCATGACGATCTGGTGGACGCACTCGGATATAGCATGGATCTTGGCGGCGGCGGGATGATCTTCGGCTCACTCGACAGGAGGGGCAACCGTGGACGACGAAATGGATGACTTCACCGTCATGTTCCGCAATGGTCCACGCCAGGTCGCTCCACATGTCAAGGCGATGCTCGAAGATGCTGGCGTCATGACCATCCGCTACACCTACGAACAGGCGATCGCGATCGCGAATGAGACGTTCGTCGCTGACCACGTCTTCAACGTGCAGAGCGCCCTGCTTCAGGACCACTTCAAGGAATACGATTCATGAGGTATCGAGATCTACTCGACCCTGGGGCGAGCGGCGCTAAGGCAAGGTCGTCACTCCGGTCTACGCTGCCTGGGTTCACCCGAGCGCGTAAGACCGACCCTAACCGGGTGCCGAATATGGCCGCTGCGTCCATGACGATGACCCAGAACCAGATCGTCGGCAAGCCGAACGTCGGGATCTTCCGGAACTGGGCAGAACACTCCGAATGGGTCCGTGCGGCACTCAACATCCGACGCGACCAGGTGGCAGCCGCAGAATGGGTCGTCGAGCCCATGGACTGGGAGAAGCCATGGGACAAGGACTTGGCTGCCCAGATCACCATCCTGCTCAAGGAGCCGAATCCTATCTTCGAGGAGTGGCGTCCGTTCATCCAGGCCGTGACTGAGGACTTGCTGGTCCTCGATTCTGGTGTCATCGAGAAGGAACGCACCATCGGGGGCGATATCGCCTATCTGCATCCCGTCGATGGCGGGACGATCCGCGTGAACCGCTTCTGGAACGGCCCAGAGGACGACCCACGCTACTACTGGTTCCCAGACCACCAGATGAGGGCCACATTCCCGAACGAAGACCTCATCTACATGCAGGCGAACCCGATGACGTACCGGGTGGTCGGTTTGGCCCCCCTGGAGACGCTCCGACAGGTCATCGACGCCGAATTGAGCGGCCAGAACTACAACGCACGCCAAGTGAAGGCTCCAGCGCCTGATGGCATCCTCGATCTTGGCGAACAGGCGCGTTCTGACATGGTCGACGACTTCAAGCGCTACTGGAACGCAGAAGTGGCCGGTAGGGGCGCGATGGCGTTCATCGGCGGGACCAAGAACGCCAAGTTCATGCCATTCCGCTCGAATAACCGCGAGATGCAGTTCCTCGAGTGGCAGATGTACCTCGCACGCAAGATCGCAGCCGTCTTCGGCATGTCATTGCAGGACTTGGGCATCCCACTCGATACGAACCGTGCTACGGCCCAGGTCACGTCGGACCAGACCGACGACAGGGGCTTGCGTCCTCTCTTGGGCCTTGTACAGTCGTACATGACCCGAGAGGTCGTCCATGATCGCTCATTCGGTGGGCGAGACAACAACTTGGCCTTCAAGTTCACCTCTCTCAACCTTCGAGAGTCGATGAATCGGGCGAATGTCAACCGTAACGCGATGGCTGGCGCACCATGGGTGAAGCTGGATGAATCGCGGCGTGGAGAGGGGCGTGCGCCGGTCGGCGGCACGCTTGGCGACTCATTCTTGGCTGCGATCGGCGGTACCATCGTCCGATTCCAGACAGAAGAAGACATCCCAACGGCCCGAGAAGTCATCGAGGCCAAGAGCGCACCAGCTGCACCGCCGGAACCGAAGTAGGAGCGACATGGTTGCAACACTCACCGTTCGTGTGTACACGAGTACGAACGCGGGCACTGAGTCGAGCTCTGTCACTGGCATCGACTTGATCTCGGCTGACAACGACACGAACTCACTCGGCAATCGCCAGACGTACCCCATCACCGTGGGCACTAACTCATACGAGAAGTGGCTCAAGCTCAAGGTCGATGCTGCGCCAGACAACGCAGTCACCAACTTCCTTGCCTGGATGGACGGAGCCGTGGACTCATCCACGACGCTGTACGTCACAGGAGACTACGTGACCGGCACGACGCCGGTCGCCACCACATCCACGATCGCGACTGAAGACTTCACGAACTACACGAGCGGCAACAAGCTGACGTGGGACGCTGGTTCGTATTCAGCGACGAATGACACGACTGACTATCTCGTCCTCCAGCTTGCGGTAGACTCGGATGCGAATCCGGGCAACTGGACGCAGGAGACTGTCTCCTACTCGTACGACGAGACTTAGTCTGCGTGAAGAGGCCCCAAGCGTCCGGGGCCTCTTTACCTTTGTCCCGAAAGGGGGAGTAGTGGGCAAGCTTGCTGACGCGATCGCCTCATCTGTCGTCAAGAAGGGTCCCGTCTGTGATACGGGGAATCTCATCGACGTCATGGACCAGGAGGACGCAGCGGACCTTATCGCTGCACTCAAGGACAAGGGGATCGCAGCGACCATCATCCAGGCCAAGCTCGACGAGTTCGGCTATCAGGTAGGAGTGACGTCTCTCCGAAGGCATAGGAACCGTCTTCTTGGCAAGGGGGATGCCTGCTCATGCGACGTCGCCTGAAGGATGCCATCAATGAGGCACAGGCTGAGAGGGAGGGCCGTGACCCTCTCGTTCTAGAGCTCGAGCGGACAGCGCAGGAACTCTGGAACTCCGGGGTCGACTTCAGGGTCCAGAACGGACAGGTCTACCTTGGTGAGCGTGCCGCAGAACACGAGGCGACGATCGACCTCGGTACCACTAACAGGATGAAGTTGGGCATCGTCTCTGACACCCACTTCGGCTCTCGGTTCGAGCAGTTGTCTGCCCTCAAGGACTTCTACCGCATCGCGGAGGAAGAAGGGGTAGACGCATTCATCCACGCTGGTGACTTGGTGCAAGGAACGCCGAAGATGCACAGGGGGATGGAGCATGAGGTCCATCTGCACTCTGCTGACGGCCAGATCAACTACACCATCGACGTATACCCAGAGAGCGACATCCCGACGTACTTCATCACCGGGAATCACGACGACTCGTTCATCAACGAGTCTGGGACGAACCCGGTACGAGCAGTCACGAACGCTCGACCGGAGTTCCACTACGTGGGCCAGGATGCCTCGTATCTCAACATCGATGGGCTGCGCATCTACGTCGTCCACCCATCTGGTGGACTGAGTTACGCCAAGTCCTACCGACCGCAGAAGATCACCGAAGCCATCCCCATCGACAAGCGCACCCACATCGTCATCATCGGCCACTACCATACGTATGGCGTGTTCAAGGTGCAGGAGACGATCGCCGTGATGGAGCCCTGCTTCCAGGGCAGTTACCCATGGCTCATCCGCAAGGGCCTGTATCCGACCATCGGCGGCCATATCATGGACATCGAATACGACGACGACAGGATCACGAGGATCTCACACACGCTCGTCGACTATCCAGAGAAGGAAGACGACTTTGACACGCTCGCCAGTTCGCGCTGGCAGCGACCTGGGGCTGTGTAGACGACCGCTAAGTGTTCATTCTCAGACCGAGATTGAATGCTTACGGATACACGGAGTGCGACTCTCCGTCAGCTCCACCAGCATTCACCCAGCCCCGGAGGAAGCGCCCACCCCTCCGGGGCTTTCCTGTACTATCCGGCCATGTCACTCATCGTTGTCACGCCATCGCGTGGTCGACCACAGAAGGCTCTAGAGTCGTACGAGAAGTTCTTGGAGTACAAGAGCCTCGAGGACACGAAGATGGTGTTCGTCGTAGACAAGGACGACGATACGTTCGACGAGTACGTCAAGACCATGGTCCCGATCGTCTCGTATGACCACTCAGGCGGTGGGATGGGGCCACCCATGAACGCAGCCGCAGCCGACCTGGCTCCGATGTATGAAATCGTGGGGTTTCTCGGTGATGACCACCGATTTCGCACACGATATTTTGACGAGCAGATCGAGACGGCACTCGCGGGTGGTGGGTTCGCCTATGGCAACGACCTCGCACGCAAGGACATCCCGACACAGGTCTTCATCACCAGCGACATCATCCAGGCCCTCGGCTACTTCTGCCTTCCGGGTGCATACCACCTGTACCTTGACAACACGTGGGCTGACCTTGGGAATGGCGCTGAGTGCCTCTACTACCTCCCCGACACCATCATCGAGCATGCCCACGCGTTCTATGGCAAGGCGCAGATGGACGAGGGATACGAGCGCGTCAATCACCCGAGCATGTACCAGCATGACGCGCAGATCTACCGCAAGTGGGTAGAGTCAGGTCAACGGGAACGAGACATCGAAACAGTGAGGAAGTGCCTCTAATGGCGAAGATGACGGTAAGGCAGACCTTCGACGAGATCTACCGAGAGAATAGGTGGAACGGGACAGACTCAAGGTCGAACGGCCCAGGCGGGACCGTATACGCGAGGAGGTTCGTCGCCCCAGCCATCGCTGACCTCGTCAGCAACCTTGGCGTCACGTCCGTGCTTGATGTCGGGTGTGGAGAGACATACTGGCAGCCGGAACTCCCCGGTTACATCGGGATCGACGTCAGCAGTGTCGCCATCGAGGCAGCGAAGGAGCGTCATCCAGACTGGGACATCCGCCTCTGGTCCCCGAATGATGAGCTGCCGGTCGCGGAGTTCGTCATCCTGCGGCACGTCCTCCAGCACATGACTCCGAGTTCCGGAAAGACCCTCGTCGAGCGAATCAAGGACATGGGGGCTGCATATCTCGCGGCCACGACATACGACAACGGCGACAACGGGGCCGGGTTCGAGCGTCCGATCGTCGAGGGTGGTGGCTATTGGCCAGACCTTCGAGTCGAGCCATTCGGGCTGGGAGAGCCGTCCGTTTCCATCGAGGACGCAGCCAACCCCAGGCCGAAGCAGATGGGTGGTCGACTGGGCGTGTGGACCTTGCTGTGAACGTCCTTATCACCGGAGCCGCTGGGTTCCTCGGAAGGCACTTCACGAAGTTCCACATGGACAAGGGAGACAAGGTTCTAGCGGTCGATAACATGTCGAGTCCGTACGCCGTCTACGAGACGTGGGTCACGGAACTCGATGTCCGTGACCTCGTAGAGGAATACACCGCAGACGCGTTCGACCGCATCTACCACTTCGCGGCCCTCGTCGGTGGGCGAGAGAAGATCGAGATGGACCCGCTCTTCAATGCGGACTCGCTCGAGCTCGACTCCATCTTCTTCAGGTGGTGCGCCGCAGACCCTCCGATGGGTCCGGTCGTCTATCCGTCGTCATCGGCTGTCTACGGCGTCCGACACCAGGGCGTTGACGGTGAATCACTCGACGAGCATCTCTTTCACCCGTCTCAACTTCGCTGGGACTCCCCAGACGAGGTCTATGGGTTCGCGAAGATGGCGGGCGAGTTCTTGGCCATGAAGGCAGCGGGATACGGGGTGCACACACTGTGTATCCGTCCGTTCAGCGGCTACGGCGAAGACCAGAGCATGGAATACCCGTTCCCATCGATCGCACGACGCGTCAAGCGACGTGAGGACCCGTTGCTCATCTGGGGGCATGGCGAACAGGTCCGTGACTTCGTCCATGTCGACGATATCGTCGGGGCGACCGATGCGAGGCTCAATGGGACGCTTCGCGGGTATGACTCGATGAATATCGGCACTGGTATCGGCACGAACTTCCTCGACCTTGCGTCACAGATGGCATTCATCGCCGGATACGCCCCGAACATCGAAACGATGCCAGACAAGCCGATCGGCGTCCTTCACCGTGTCGCTGACGTGACCAACATGTTCGACTACTACATCCCACAGGTCACACTCGAGATGGGCATCAGGAGGGCCCTGGGTGAGTGAAACGAGCGGCTTTTCGCTCCCTCTAGAGGACGCGATCGAACTCTCAGGGCTTCCGTACCCACCATATGAGCCGCATCGCGATATCACGTTCGCCATCGTCGTCTGGAATGATGCGGGCCGGCTGGATGCTCTCTTGCGTCATGTAAGGCCACACTTCGAGACGCTGGCCGTCGTCGTCCAGGAATCGCCGGATGACACGCTCCAGGTCGCCCGAAACTTGGCCGATATCGTCATGATCGACAACTGGCGTGGATATGGCGACAAGTCCTTCGGGCCGATCCTCCTTCCGCAGATCTCTACGCGATGGACCTTCAAGTGTGATGCGGATGAGTGGCCCGACCAAGAGTTGCTCGATTCGCTCCATCTTGCGAGGTGGGATGCCCAGCGGAGGGGCATCAAGGGAGTGTGGGTGCGCTTCAGGTCGTGGATCGAGGACAACGAGTACGAGGAGCAGCACTCTCATCTTCGCCTCTTCGAAACAGAGGTCGGATGGCCAAGCACACTGCACTCGCGCCCACCGGTCGACAACGGCATCATCTGGACATCTGGCCACATCCACCACAGGCGTTCTCTTGACGAGATGATCCTCGACTACCTGAGTTACTACCGGGTGGGCAAGGGAAATGTCGGATGGGACGCCCACAACAAGTTGATGATGCGCTCCGCAACGAGTGGCGTTGCGAAGAGCAAGGGATGGTCGTACGTGAAGTCGTACGCATGGTGGCCAGATGTCTTGGCTATCGCGTACGATGGCGTGGACCCGGAGAACATGACCGGCTAGGATAACTGCTGGCCATAGTGGCCAGAAGGAGAACCAATGGCAACCGTTACCATCCGGTACGAGGATGACACCTCGAACCCAGTGGCGACCCTCACTGCCGTTCACATCAACGCCAACTCTGTCGACGGTGTGGATGAGACGACGAATGCAGAGGTTCGCTACTACCTGAGTGCAGAGTGCACTGGCCAGGACACCGCAAAGTCACCGCAGTTCAGCGGCGACTTCGAGTGGGACGGATGGGTCTTTCCCGCAGCGGGAAGCTGGACCCTCCATCTTCGCCAGGTATCTGATGACTCGTCAGTAGCCGACCTCGCAGTGACCGTGGACGCCGCTTAGGGATCACTCCCGGCTACAGGAGAAGAATGGGCGAACTCAACGTCCTCTCTCGGTCAGAACGACCGATCGGAACCATCGCTACCCTGTATCAGGGGATGGTCGCAGGCGAGACACTTGTTTCCTATATGCGGATGGACACCACGTTCGCCCGTGGGCGCGACCCCGACGTCTTGTACGTCAAGGGGTCGCAAGTCCCTGCCCAGCGTAATGCCGCAGTCCACCGGATGCGTGGCGACTGGCTCATCTTCATCGACTCCGATATGGAGTTCGAGCCCGACTCCGTCAAGCGCTTGGTAATCTCCTACGAGGTACTGAGGGCTAAGGTCGAAGGACCGGTCATCTTGGGTGGGTTGTGCGTTCGAAGGTATCCACCGTACCAGCCGACGATGTTCAGGGCGGTGGACATGAACGACGGCCCATTTCGCGTGATCGAGGAGTGGGGTGATGTTGACTACGTCGAGTGTGACGCGACGGGAATGGCGTTCGTCCTCATCGAGCGAGCTGCATTCGAGGCCATCATGGGTGGCCCGATGCCAGAACTCGAAGAGCGGACGCAGCTCCATCCTTGGCCCTACTTCGAGTGGATCGGTCAGATGGGCGAAGACCTTCGCTTCTGCCTCAAGGCCAGGGCCGCAGGAGTACGGGTCTTCGTCGACCCCTCCATCAGTATCGGTCACGTGAGCCAAGTGGTCGTCGACGTCAATGACTTCTGGCGACACATGGCGACCAGGGATGAGAAGTCGTTCTCTGACAACAAGACCGTGAACGACCACTTCGGCCTTCCAACGCTGACACGAGAGAAGGCTGTTGAACTCCTCGGTTGATATCCGCGATATCAAGTGGTCTGGTGACGCCCCTGTCTTCTTGGTCCATCGACGCTGGAGGAGGTGGCGTCGAAAGGAGACGTTCTTCAAGGAGGACGGCAAGCCATACAAGAAGTGGGTCGTCTACAAGAAGCTCCGCACCAACATCATCGACCTCAACGAGCGAGGATGGATCGACAGGCGTGGGTATCTGCTGAAGTTCAGCGGTGTCCTCATGCTCTGCGCCAAGGAGCGCATCAACACGACCGGTATCCGGCTCCCCTTGGCATCCGTATCTATCGGCCCTGGCGAGGTAGCGTTCTGCTATCGTCACGTCGTCAGCCTTGTCTATATCTCGAACGACGGTCCACAACAGCAAGTCCCGACATACGTTCTGGGCAAGGAAGGACCGCGAGGTAGGTATGGCGTGGCTGTCTTTCCTAATGGTATGGTTGTCCCGCTTTCCGACGTGGATCGGATTGGTGACGTCATCAACAAGGGTTACCTCTAGGAGAGGGCCTGGTTCTACAGCCTCCTAGGAGCTCAACCCGATGGCTATTGCCGACGATTTCGAGATCCAGGCCGATAAGGACATCCGGTACACGGGCTCGACTGCCAACTACACGGTTCTCGAGTTTCACCAGTGGCTCCAGGATGCTGCCGATGACGCGGCTGGAACTCCGGACGACTACATGGACATCACGAAGGCCACGCCTTCTGACAAGTCGTTCGACACCATCATCAACCTCATCAACGGGTACAACATCGACGACACCACTGCGCAGCATCTGTACAACGGCTCGATCATCCAGTACGGCGGTGACGAGATCTACGATGGCTTTGCGGTCGTTGCCCCTGCTGGTGTGTACGTGTACGCACTCCAGGATGGCGCAGTCGTGACCCCGAACTTCTGGACGACCGGACTCAACGCCGATGCTGGCGCTGGCCTCTCGCACCAGTTCATGCTCAAGGTGCGCACTGGTGGTCAGGACATCGATGGTCGACGCCTCATCTTCATGACCCGTGAGTTCAACTACACGTACCTCGAGTACACCGTGAACGGCTCTGCCCGTGGTGTGAACGTGGTGCCGTTCACCGGTTGGACCGACGACCTCTTCAACCAGACCGCTTCTGGCTCGATGACCTCGAGCCCGTACAGCGATGTCGCCCTTGACAACGTCGGCTACACGCCGCTGGACGTCAATGCCGACCTCGCCAACGAGTACTACTACGCCGAGTGGGACCTCAACGGAGCGTCCGTGCAGAACGGATACGAGCGCTGGAAGTACCTCACCCGACGTGGCGAGACGAACACTCTCTATGGCCTTCCTGGCGAAGTCTTCCGTGGCATCACCCATGAGATCACCGTAGACAACGGCAACGGTGGCACTTGGGTCGAGCCAGAGGAAGTGACGTGGGCCACTGGAACGGGCCAGTTGCTGGCGGTGAACAACACCACCGCTGCATCGGCCACGATGATGTGGATCCAACTCCTGACCGGTGTCGCTCCGACCGATGGCCAGACCATCAGCGGCGCGACTGCCACGAATGAGGTCAACGTGACGGTCGATACCGTCGCCGTGTCTGCTCCGTTCTGCGGAACCTCGACCGGCGCGAACATCATCGGTGCATATGGCTTCGGCATCCAGCCGACAGACATCGCTACATCCGATACCTTGACCGCCCTCGATGGCTTCCCGTACAGCCCACCGAACTATGTGACCTTCACCGTTGGTGGCTTGGCGACAGGCGAGGACTATGTCTTCGTGGCACCGCTTGGATACCGCTTCCAGTACGACAACGAGGGCGGCACTCCACCGTTCGTCGTTGGAGAGACTCTGACGTTCAGCACGCCAGCAACGGCTGTGGTGGCCCAGGTCATCGACTGGGGCGCATACGGTGAACTCACGACCGGCCCGATCCTGACTGGAACGCTCCCGTTGAACAACGACACGTTCACTGGTGGCACCAGCAACGCGACCGGCGACGTGAACGGTACGGTGGTACCGGACGCGAACCTCCGACAGTTGATCCTCAATACATCGCTCTCAGCGACCAACGAGACTGCTGTGGTGGTCACCACGTCCATCCCGACAGATACCCCGTCAAGCGGGACCATCCGCGTTCAGCGTGATAACGGTGTCTACTCGAGGATCCCGTACTCGTCATGGTCGAGCAGCACGTTCACCATCGGGTCAACGGACTTCTCGTCGAACAACGCGACTGCGCCGAGCAACGTGTTCATCTCCTACATCGACACGATCTGCGGGTCTGATGAGGAATCGTTCGTTGGCATCTATGCAGCCAACAGGAGCTTGTTCATCAGGGTTCGCGACGGAGGTGGGTCACCGATCAAGACCTTCGAGTCGACCGGTACTCTCACGAATGCCGGTGGTACAGCGACCGCCGTTCGAACTTCGGACGCCGCTTCGTAACGGGTGGGGGGGCGCAAGCCCCCCTCCTCCACCCTGGAGGTGCTGAATGGCAACCCCTACACTGACCCTGATCAACAACGGTGGTCTGACTGACGGCGTACTCAGTAACGCCGACACCAACACGGGGTGGACCGACCTCACCACCCCTGACCCGGACATCAAGGTCCAGGGAACGAACTCGGCCAGCGGTATCGGTCGTGCCAACAACGAAGACGAGTACTACGACAGCACGACCGCTCCAGTGACTGCTGCTGGCAAGGTGTGGCGTTGGTGGACTCAGAACGTCAACGTTCCGTATATGGGCACGCTCGCCGGGGCAGACCCGTACGAGATCCTGTTCTACGACGGAACGACGACGACCCGAAGGGCATATCTCGGCTCTGACACCTATGAGGGTGGATGGGTCTATGTCTTCCAGGACATGGACCTCGTGACTACCGGAAACGGGTGGACCAACAACATCACGCTGGCGAACGTCCGACGCTGGGGTCATACGACCGGCCACACGGTTAACGCCAAGAACGCCATCAACGTCTGGGGCGACGTGATGCGGTACATGGATGGGTACTACATCACTGGTGGCTCGTCCGGTGACAAGGTACTGCTCTCGAACGTATTCGCTGTCGACATGAGCAACACCTATGCCTATGGCATCGTCCAGCGAAGCCGTGGCGTGTACTTCGGTACTGGGACCATCCAGATCGGCAACGGCGCGACGACGACATACTTCGACATGACCGGCGAGGTGTTGCAGTTCGTCGATACGGTCGGCTACCTCCAAATCAGCGCTGGGCTCTACACCATCAGTGCGACAGGCTCTGGGTGTGACTGTGTCATCACCGGGTCCGTCATCCGTGGGCCATCTTCCGATGATTCCACTAGGGTCTACTTCGACTTCAGCGACACGAACCACGTGCTGACATTCACGAACAACCTCATCGTGAACGGAGGGACCGTCGAGTTCGCATCCGGACAGACCGCGACAGGCAATACCTTTGATGACTGCTTGCAGATCACTCATGGCGGCGCGAACATGAACAACTGCACCGTTCAGGGGTATGAGGGAAGTTCTGACACGGCTGCTGTCCTCTATGACGTCGCCGTAGACCCAGATGGAGAGATGGACGGCATGACGTTCATCAAGGGCACTGCGTCGACGCATGCCATCGAGTTCGGGTCTAACACGCCTGGCAGCATCACCCTTCGTAGCCAGACATACACCGGGTACAACGCCAGCAACGGGAATGCGGACAGCACGTTCTACAACGACACTGGCGGTGCGCTGACGATCAACATCGTCGGTGGAAGCGGCAACGTCACATACAAGAACGGCTCTGGAGCAAGCACGACCATCGTGCAGGACCCAGTCACGCTTACGGTGCATGTCCAGGACATCGATACGGGTGACCCCATCGAGGGAGCGAGGGTCTTCGTCCCCATCTCTGAGGGCGGGCACGGATGGCCATATCAGGCGAGCGTGAGCATCACGTCGTCAGGAACGACTGCGACCGTGTCGCACACGGCCCATGGAATGCTGTCGAACGACTACGTCTGGATCCAAGGCGTGAGCGAGGACTACTACAACGGGGTCCACCAGATCACCAAGACCGGCGACGACTCCTACACCTATGTGATGGCGTCGAGCTCGACATCTCCAGCCACAGGCACTCCCACGTCCACGTTCGTCGTCATCTGGGCGTTGACCGACGTGAATGGCGATGCGAGCAACTCGTACTCATACACTTCGGACCAGCCGATCGCTGGCAGGGTACGCTACTACCCAAGCCCATACACCGTTACCTACAAGACTTCACCGGTCACTGGCGCTATCGACTCCGAGAAGGGCCTGGACGTGACGGTGAACATGGTCCCTGACTGATGGCATACGTAGACTGGGGAGCTCGTGTCGTCTATATCGACAGGAGCGAGTTGACAGAGATCGTGGCCGATGATGTCTACGGTCTTGATACCACGTGGCTCTGGCAGACCATCCACGACCTCGAAGACGATGTAGAGGGCATGAACAACCCAGACATCATGCGCCACTCCCTGCCCTACACATTGTCTGGCGTGACATATGCGCGAGCCGTCGAGATCATCAACGGATACCGGGTCCAGTTCACCGGACCACCACCACCGAACGACTACTTCTCTGTCGTCCTGTCTGGCGGGAACAACAACGTGGCAGACGTGTTCATCCCGAACCCGGTGAGTGTCATCTCTAACAACTCTGCTGGACTCGCAGAGGCGACGGCCACCGACGCGGTATGGAACGAAGTCTTGGAGGGCGGGTACACAGCACGCGAACTCGTTCGCATCATGGCCTCTGCGCTCGCTGGGAAGTTGAGCGGGGCAGCATCAGCGAACGTGAAGATCCGCGACCTTGCTGACTCCAAGAACCGCATCGATGCCACGGTCGACCCGGATGGAAACCGCATCGCCGTAAGTATCGACGCTACGGAGTAGGGCTATGCCCTTCCCTCCGACCTACTTTCCAGTCACCTACTATGCGCCGGTCTATTGGCCACCCGGCGGTGAACTGGCCGGTATCTTCTCGATCGACGCCGTCATTAGGCGCACACTCGAGCACAGTTTCAGCACGGACGCTGTACTTGTAGACACGAAGTCTGGTACATTCCCGGCACAAGCCATCATCGAGAAGACGGTACAGGCGGGGTTTGTAGCGAATGCACTGCTCCGTGACACCCGAACGGGCGGGTTCGGCATTGATGCCGTCATCATCGATAACGCCTATCTCGAACTGGCATGGCGTGACGTCACCAACTACCTCAAGTGGACGGACCTGACGCCGTTCGTAGGCTGGACTGAGTCCTCTCGCTTCCTTGGCTGGGCAAACAGCACAGACTTCGCGGCCTGGGCGAAGTCGGAACGATTGCTTGGTTGGAGCGATTCCACGCGGTTCCTCGGATGGACAGACACAGGGATGCGCCTGTCCTGGAACGACACCACCTACCATCTCGATTGGAGTGACATCACGGCGTTCCTCAACTGGGCTGATACGACAAGCCGGATCGGATGGACGCAGACGGCACCCATCTTGGGGTGGACAAGGAGTGTGTACATGGGCGAGTTCGTGACCGGGGATACCGGACCGAAGCTCGAGGGCGTCATCCACAGGCTTGGTGCTGATCCAAGCACGACCGCAGAAGACCTGACCGATTGCACGGTCAAGTTCCAGATGCGCAAGGCGAATGACGTGAACTACACAGTCAATGCCGCTGCCACCATCGAGGATGCCATTGATGGTTCGGTGTCGTATTCGTGGGCTGCGAATGACCTCAACGAGCCGGGTACATATCAGGGACGATGGGAGATCACCTACGGAGAGCCACTCGCACTCCAGACGACGCTAGATGGCTCCGACGTCACGACCGTGTCGGTAGCAGAGCCTATCCCGAGCGTCGTTCCGGCTACCGGATACATCAGGATCGAGCGTGATAGCGGCGCAACGACACGACACGCGTACACATCGTGGAGTGGCAGCGACTTCATCATCGCTTCGACTGACTTCAGTTCTGATAACGCGACCGCAGCGAACGTCGTCGTGGCAGAGACGACCATCGTGACGACCGCATACCAGGACGTCATCGTCGTCAGGCAGTAACCCCTACCTCGGAGGGACGAGTGGCTAAGGTCTTCTGGCATGGAGATGCCGGATGTCATACGGGCTTTGGACGTGTGACGCACGCTATCGGTGAGCGTCTGGTCCGTGACTATGGTCACGAACTCCACGTGCTGGCTATCAACTTCCAGGGTGACGACTGGCCTGGGCAACTTGACCCGACCAAGAAGACGCCGCTGTGGCTGTACCGCACGAACACCAAGAAGGGTGACGACATCTACGGGATGACTCGCATGATCGAGATCATCCTGAAGGTCGAACCGGATGTGAATGTCCTCTACAACGACCCGCACATCCTGCTCCAGTACCTGTACAAGAACCCGTGGGATCCATACAACGGGCTTCTCAACTGGATCCCGAACATCACATACGTACCGTGTGACGGTACCAACCTCCCCCAGGAGTGGAAGACGCTCCAAGAGGTCACCAACATGGTGTCGTTCACACACTGGGGGCAGGAGTCCTACCCGAAGTCGAAGGTCGTCTACCACGGCGTCGACACCGACCAGTTCTGGCCGGTAAATGAGCGACCTATCACCGTTTCGAACGGAGAGGTACTGAGGACAAAGAAGGAGTGCAAGGAAGCCTTCGGGTTCCCCAAGGACTCGTTCTTGGTACTGCGGGTCGACAAGAACAGCGGTCGCAAGGACTTCCCGGCGACCATCCAGGCGTTGCAGCCGTTCATGAAGCGGCACTCGGACGTACACGTTCATCTCCACACGGAGAAGAGCGGTGGACTCTCAGGTGCCAACCTCGAGACACTCTTCGCACGCTACCCGGATATCGCACGAGAGCGCTGGCACACACCAGACGATTTCGATACCTACACCGGATGGCCGCAGGAGAACCTGAACGCGTTGTACAACGCAGCCGACGTCTTCATCTCCACGTCACGTGGGGAAGGCTTCGGACTCACGCTGGCAGAGGCGGCAGCATGTGCCGTGCCTGTCATCGCACAGAACGTATCCGCCATCCCCGAAGTAGTGGGGCCGGGTGCAGTACTTCTGGAACCACAGCGTCTTATCACCGTGCCTTCTGGTGAGGACATCTGGCTCGCGGACATCGACGCGTTCACCAACGCGCTCGAATACCTCTACGAGAGTGCCGGGGCTAGGCGTTCGCTGGGCGAAGCAGGAGTCGAACATGTCCGCAGGAGTTTCTCCTGGGACGTCGCCGCCGAACGTTTCGATAAGTTCATCACAGCCCTTGCGAACGACAAGCGACAGGAGCAAACATCAGATGACTGACATCGGGGGCATGACTGACCCGGTTGCCAAGTTCAACATGTTCTCCGGTGTCCTTAAGGCCGGTGGAGGCGACGGCGAGCCGATGACGCTCTCCGGAGTCGCCTCTTCGACGGTCGAAGACCTTCACGGAGATAAGATCCTCCGTAACGGCCTGAAGGACATGGAGAACCAGGTCGTAGGAATGACCATCTTCCGTAACCACTCCTACAGCGTCCCAGAGGACGTGATGGGGACTGCCACCGGGGGCAGGATCGTGAAGCGTGGCGAAGACAAGGACGGTAACGCCGTCTGGGACTTCGACATCGACATGGTCGTGAACACCGCGAATCCCAAGGCTATCGAGACTTGGGAAGCGATCAAGAAGGGCACCAAGCTTGGCTTCAGCATCGGCGCGAACATCCCCAACGGGGAGTTCGAAGTCGACCGGAAGACCGGTGCCAAGACCATCAAGCGCATCCAACTCCTCGAAACGAGCATCGTAGGCATCCCAGCGAACCCACGTTCGTGGATCGCCCGAGCAGTCGAGTTCATCGACGTGACGAACGCTCTGATCCCAGAGGAGGTCGAGGATGCTCCACCAGCCGACGATCGCGACCTCGAGGACATCGTCCTCAGTGAGGACGGAGACGAGGATGAGATTTGTCCTGACTGTGGCGAACGCCACTCGTCTGAGGACAAGTGCAGCACCCCACGTCGTCGGAAGGAAGACGCTCCTGCTGATGTGCAGGACGTTACAGAAGCAAGTTCTCCGTCAGACGCTGTTGATAGCGCACCTGACCCGGAGGTGGCTGACGCTACCGACCCGGAAGCGGGAGACACGCCCCTTGAAAGCGACTCTGTGACTGAGTCCTTCGAAGCAGATGACGAGGCAGAGCTCATGAGCTACCTGACCGAGTCTGTCGGTGACCTGGCCACTGTGGTCAAGGAGATCACCACTGCACGCGTAGAGCGTGCGGCTGCCAAGAAGGCGCAGGCAGAAGCCGAGCGGGAGCGTGACGAGGCGTACAAGATCGTGTACGAAGCCCTCGTCGAGGTTGGCGCTGCTGTCAACCAGATCAAGAACACACCACTGGGACGAAAGACCGCATTCCGTGCGGGCTTGAACCGTCTCGAGAACATCGAGCGGATCTACGGACCAGATATCGTCAAGATGATGGAGAACAACCACAATGAGTGACCTTGCTGAGATCAAGGGCCTCCTGGAGTCGATCCGGGGTGACCTTGACGCTCTGAACGGCGCTCCAGCACTTGAACTCGAAGCGGAGAAGGCCCTGAAGGTCGACCCGGCTCCCGCCGGTATCGCCCAGCAGGCAGTGGCTCCTCAGACTCAGCGCACCATCATGGGGCCTGCTGAGATGATGGCCATCCGCAAGGAGCTCAAGGGCATGGATGATGCCGAGCTCATGATGGCGTTCGCTATCCAGGCCAACAAGCCAACGGGTATCCCCCTTCAGGCATGGTTGGCTGCTGGTGGCGAGACGCGATCAGCCGCCTTTGACAAGGCGTACGACCAGGAGTTCAGCCCCGAAGTCCAGAAGCTGCTCGACACGAGCGGTGGATCTGCCCTCATCCGGCAGGACTTGGAGCCTGTCCTCTACGAACTCTTCATTCGAGAGTTCCCCGCTTTCGCACGGTTCCCGAAGGAGCCCGCTAATGGTCTGGTTCACACCTACCAGCAGCAGTTGACCTTCGGTTCTGCCCAGTTCATGGGTGAACTCGGAACCGTGACGGACGACAACAGCACGTACCAGCGCCAGACCACGAACATCGCGATCGTGGCGACTCGACGTGGTGTGTCTCTGAAGAACCAGTTCGCTGCTCTTCAGTCCGGTAGCGGGTTCAACCCCGAGAACCTCGAGCTTCGCGGTGGCCTTCGTTCCATCCAGAAGAAGATGCAGGACACCATCTTTGGTGGCCACAGCACCGACTCTGGTGGTACCGCCAACAACGAACTCGGCCTCTACGACGCCAACGGTTTCACGGGCCTTCGCGCCCTCCTGAACACTGGTGACTCGTTCGTCAAGAACGTCGACCCTGCGACCAGCCCTGACACGACCGGTTCTATCCGCCGTGCCGTGGCCAACGCTAGCGTGGACATCATGAACTACGGCCCTGGCCGTCCTCGCATGATCTACGCGAACCCTCTCGACGTCGAGACGTACAGCCAGCAGCAGGAAGCCAAGCAGCGATGGGTCGGCCCTTCAGCCGGCATCGTTCCTGGCACTGAGGCTATCGGCGTGATGACCCCGTTCGGGGCCATCGGCTTCGACCCGATCCCCGGCAACAGCATCGCTTCGTACACGTCGACCCAGTACAGCTCGAACACCGTTCGTGACATGTACCTCCTCGACGAGACGAGCATGAGCCTGCCGTGGCTGGGCAGCGAGGGTGTGACTACCATTGAGATCCCGATGGGCGTCTCAGGTCAGCTCACCCACCTGTTCATCTTCTTCGGGATGTGGGGACTCGCCCTCAAGGCACCGAAGTACAACAACAAGATCCGCGTCAAGGTCTAACAGCCTAGACAACGTCTTGTCTCCCTCCGGGGTCGCTGACCCGGCCCCGGAGGGTTTCTCAACCCTAGGAGAACCATGCTTCCGTACCTGACTCCCATGCGATATCGCGAGATGGGCTTCGGCACGGAGGACCAGGACGACGCCGAACTGCGGTCCATCATCCAGAGGGCTACCCTCAGTGTCGACCGGTACCTCGGTGTCCCGATGGTTCCACAGCGCTTCTCTTTCCGTGGCGGGACGATGGTTGGAGAAGAGCATGACTTCTATCAGGGCAACGGCGTCAACGAGGGTCCGACGTACCGCTTCTGGACGCGAGCGAAGCCGCTCAAGTCCGTGCAGCAACTCCGGATCTACGTGACCAACAGCCAGTACATCGACGTCGCGCCGGAAGACCTGTTCGTCGCCCACGACCACATCCAGGTCCTCACCATGAGCCTGAACTGGTCATACGGCATCTGGGGCGCATTCAACACGCCTCTCGTCGGCCTGGTCCAGCCGATCGCCAGGATCGACTACACCTACGGATACTCATTCACCACTGTCGACGAGTATTTGTCCAAGACGGACGGACTCACATGGAGGGCAGAAAACCAGTTCTGGGACGCATCGGCAGTTACCGTCAAGGTCAACGGCGTAGCCGTAACCACAGGATTCACGGTGAACAAGGAAGAAGGCATCGTCGTCTTCGGCGCAGCTCTTCCAGCAGGGTCGACGGTCCAGGCATCCTACGGCTATCCGCTCATCCCAGAGATCCCGCAGGCAGTCGGGATGTCGGTCGCTGACTTCATCGGGAACAAGCAACTCGTCGAGAAGGGCATGACCGGGGTCCAGAGCCTGCGCGTCGGTGACATCGCTATCGAGCGACCACGCCCACGGGCTGAGTCGTCGAACATCTCGATGGACCTCCCAGACTCAGCGAAGCAACTCCTTCGCGGGCTCGAGTTCTGGACAGTGCGATGACACAACTGCTGACCGACTCGCAGATGAACGCCATCCGCAAGATCGGAGAATCTGCGATGACGAAGACTGTCACGATCCGTAAGGTCGGACGAACATACTCTGCCGACTCAGGGAACCCGTTCGGTGATGACGATCTGACGGTCGCTCCATCGTACGAGGATACGGTCACCAAGGCGTGGATCATCTCCGTCATGGGCCGGTCATTCGATGTCGACGGTGGTCGAAGCGTGGCGGTCCACGACCTCACCATGCGAGTCCCCATCGGGACGGATATCGAACACAGGGACATCGTCATCATCGACGGCGTCGAATGGGTCTGCACAGAGGCGAACCCTGAAGACACGTGGAACGAGTGGGTAGAGGCGTACCTCAAGCGAGTGGCCTAGATGCCTGCCGCACCCAAGACGACGGTCGCACAACTCTTCAACCTCCCAAAGACGCTCGAGATCATCGAATCACGAGCGCTGGTAGGGCTCCAGGATGCAGGGGAGTTCACGCTTGGGCGTGCCAAGCAGCATGCTCCCGTCCGAGAACTCTACGGTCGCCAAAAGGGCCGCAGGCAGAGTTTCTCCAGGTCATGGAAGACGATTCGAACGCCAGAGAGGTATCAGGCGTTCATGTCCAGCAAGGCGAAGTCTCGTCGCATGAATGTCTCCAAGGACTCATCGGAGTCATTCTTGGGCGAGCGGATGATGGCAGAGCAGTCTGGCGGCATCCGTCGTGGTTCGAAGTTCATGGGTCGGTCCGGGTCATTTCGTGGGACGAGGGGATCACTCTTCCCGGTGATGAGGTCCAAGGCTGGAACGGTCACTGGGGACTTTCGCTCCATCGGGAACTTCATGCGCTCAGGAGAGGCGTGGCGCAAGCAAGGGACTCGACCGGACGAACTCCTCGTCCAGCGTCGTGGGGCGCGATATGCGCGAACGTCTTCCGGCTCGACGCCGGGTGGCACTGACCGAGTCAAGCGTGACATCGGTCGAAACAAGATCAGTTCTCGAGGTAGGTACGAGGTCAAGAAGGCCGTACGAGAGAAGATGGGCGGTGCGCCAGTGTTCGCACTTGGCAAGACCACCCGCATCAGGAGTGCGCTCTTCCAGGGACGAGTCGGTGGACGTCTTCGCGGTGAGATCAGGCTCACGCCGATCACGCACAAGGGTGGCGTGTACTGGATCTACGTCGAGTCACCGACAGAATATGCGCGTCACATGGAGTTCGGGACGCGACACAACAGGCCGTTCCCATATCTGCGGCCAGCACTATATGAGGCGAGGTCGGTCCTCGTCGCAGAGGTCAGGCGTCGAGTAGGCACGAAGAAGTGGAAGGTACCGTTCACGGGTACCTCTCAACTCAACAAGCCTTTCGATTACTCGAGGGGTGCACCTGAAGACAAGAACACGGCGATCGACTTCTCTGATCGTGGAGAAGAAGTACCGACCGGTCCTTCTGCACCAAGTGTGACCCTTGGAGAAGCGTACTCGAGCGGAGGGTACTAGTGGCATACCTGACTTCTCAGAACATCTGGCGAGCCGTAGTAGCCGCACTACGTGCTGATAATGGCCTCAAGACCGCACTTACAGGCGGTTTGCATGAGGGGCTCGCCCCCGAAGCGGTTCCATATCCCCACCTCGTGTGGACGGCGGTCGTACCGGGAGTCAAGGAAGACACCTGGACATCCCGCATGTACGTAGCGCTGGCGGATGTGGTCGTCGTTTCGAGAAACTCGGTCGAGGCCAGTAACCTCGACCAGTCCGTGAGCGATGTACTCGATGGAGTGCAACTGAGCGTGAGCGGACATACTTCCCTTATCTGCCATCGTGTATCGGACATTCGGATGTCCGAAGACGACGAAGAGGGGCGAAAGATCTACCGAATCGGCGGTTCGTACGAGATCTGGACGAACCAAACCTCTTCGTAAGGATGGTGAACGATAGATGGCTGCCAACGACGGCCTCAAGCTTCATGGAAAGAATGGAGCGATCTACGTCAACGGGCTCAAGGGCTTCGGACAGAAGGTAGCGGTCAAGTCCCAGTGGGACCTGAACCTCTCCCGTGACTATGTCGAAGTCACAACGTTCGGTGACACCAACAAGGAGTACCTCGCTGGGCTCAAGGACATCAGCGGCTCCTTCAACGGACTCCTCGACGTGTCTGGTGACCTCATGGTCAACAACACCAGCCTCGATGACATCCCTCTGTACCTGTACGCTGACGACGGCTCAAGCGCTGTCCTCATCGCGCATGGTCCTGCTCTCATCGACACGAGCATCACCGCTTCGAACACCGATGCTATCCGCGTGAGCGGTAACTTCCGTGCTTCTGGCGAGTGGACCGTGTTCCAGACGGGCTCACTCACCTAGTAGGTGAAGCAAGTTCCCTGTAGGATGTGCAGCGTCTAAGCGCTGCACTCCTACGGGGACCAATGCCTTTCTTTCGAAACATCTCCGGTAAGGACGGAGAAATCCGCATCTCCAGCCTGGGTGTGCTTGTCGGCACATTCAAGACCTGGAATCTCACGCGGCGACCAGACGACGGCCCAGGAGCGGGCTTGTACGATCTGTTCGCCGTGTTTTCGTATTTCAACCCCCACATGTGGGAGGAAGAGGACTACGAGAAGGTCATCACCGTCCGTCTTGGAAAGGACGAGTTCATCGTCGCCCAAGACCATGATTCTTTCGGCACAGCAGTCGACGGTCGCCGTTCCATCCGTATCGAGGGAGTAACTCTCAAGAATGCCTAAGCATCCAGCCGCCCCAGCCATCGAGTCGCTCGACGGCCAGTTCCAGGTCCGTTCGGTCAGCATCCGTGGGACCAAGTATGTCCTCCGTGAACTCACGGCGTCCGACTACGAGAAGATCCTCAAGCTTGCCCGAGAGGACAAGGATGACCCGGATGACACGCTCTTCCGTCTCATGCTTGACAAGTCCCTTCAGGAGCCGAAGATCGGTGTAGACAAGCTCTACAACGGCCCGTTCACCGTCGTGCAGCGACTCATCTCACTCCTCCGAGACATGCACTTCAACCCCGCCGACATCGACGAGGGAGAAGACGACGAAGAGACTGACGACGAGAACGTCATGGGGGAAGCACAGGGCTGACCTGGACTTTCCAGGACATGTGCGGTCGGATCGCACATGAATGGCCCGGATATTCGGTCGCGGATGTAGCACGACTTCCGTACACTCACTATCGTGCACTGAGAGCGCTCTTGATCCGATACATGATCGCTCAGAAGCAGCCTAACGTTCACGCGGGGCCTAGGGGTGAGAATGTCCGCGTCCTCGACGTAGACAAGCACCTTGGTATCTCAGATGGCTGAACGAAGCACAATCGATACCATCAAGGTCGGACTCGGCCTTGACGTAAACCAGGCCCGCAAGGACGTTCGTTCTATCGGCGGCGAGATCGTCAAGACGATGAATCTCGAGCCTCGTCTCAGGACGCCAGCGGCGACCGAGATCACGAAGTGGATGGACAACCTCAACACGAAGTTGGCGTCCGCGACGACCGGTTCCGGTGGAAAGAAGACCGTCAATGTTCCCATCTCGTTCGATGGGAACAAGGCCGTACAGGACTTCAAGGCTGTCCTCGATGCCGTAAGGGCAGAGGTCAAGCCTATCGTCGTCCCTGTTCACTATGTCCGTCACAGTGACCCGAACCCACCACCCGGTGGTGGTGGTGGATACATGGGCGGCGGTGGTGGTGGCGGCGGCGGCGGCGGTCCTGCTCCATCGGCACCACCGACTCGACCACGTCGCACTGTCCGTGTCGGTGGACGAGTCACTACGAACCAGCAGCGTCAGGCCGCTCAGGGGGCTCCACGCAATGTCGCTGGGGTCCAGCAGCCTGGTGCATCATTCGGACAGAGCCTTGGCGCTGGTGAGGAACGAGCCGCCGCTGGTGGAGCGAATGTCGGATTCGGTGGCGGTCTTGTCGCGCCCGGTGGAGGTTCTACCTTCGGCTCTGGGCTCCAGGGACCAGAAGAGCATGTCAACTATGCCGTCGTTGGCGGCAGGGTTGTTGGTGGTGGGGTCCGAGACATCGACCCACAGCACGACCCTCGTCGAACTCGCTCTCAGGCACCTCGTATGCGTGGTGGTTCGCTGGCATCCGAGCGAGCCGCCATCACTCCGCAGCAAGAGGACCGCAACCGTAGGCTTGGGGCTCGAGTCCAGCGTGTCCTGACGAAGCGACGGGCACAGGAGTCGCTCGCTGCCCAGCGCGAGCGTATGTCGCATCCTACGTCTCAATTCGTCGAGAAGTTGACCTCGGCGCTCCAGGGCGGCGACCCATCAACGCTCTTTGAAAGCACCGGCCCAGAGGCCGGTCTTGCTGATGCGTTCGTCTCGCTCAAGGACGCGATGGCTGGCGACCCGAATGATGAGTTCTACGGGAAGAACATCCGACAGGCCCTCACGCCGTTCAGGGAAGCGTATCTCAAGACCATCTCTGATACCCCGACGCGGAAGGGTCGAAAGAGCCCACGTCAGCTCGCTGCTATCCGCTATGGGCAGTTGGTATCTGGCAAGAAGCCACGCGGTGAACTCACCGAAAGCGGTGGGGCTTCCTTCGAACTGCTCATCTCGTCGATGTTCGACGCTTCTCATGTCGTCCCAGAGTTCAAGAAGGCCGGCGGCGCAGCAGTGGCATCTGGTGGTGCCGCCACGACTGCCAGCCCACGCCTCGCAACCAAGATCAACGAACTGCGAAGGCAGCGCCCATCAGAGGCGACATATGCGCTTGCCCGAGAGGGTGACGCTGAAGCGCAGGCTGAGATCAAGGCGTGGGGTAAGACACAGCAGCAGATCGCCACGCTGGCCGGGATCACCCCAGAGAGTGAAAAGGCTCCTACCCCCGAGCCAAGGTCGTTCGCTGAACTCGCAGAGGCGAAGAGGGATCGACTGGCAAGGGAACGTCGTGCCGCATCCCGAAGGCGTGCAGCGCCGATCTGGTACGGAGATAAGTCATCTCCTGGGCCGATGCTCGCTGGTCCAGAGTCGTATACCGTAGACCCGTCATCCCTGAATGCGATCTTCAACATCGCTACTCGTCAGCCTACACGCTCGCCATTCTCGCGACCACCGACATGGTGGGAGGGACGAGATTCTGGCGGGCTCATGCGTCGACTCGCTGGAGCGAAGATCCAGTCCGCATATGACCGTGGTGACTTCGAGGAGGGCCAGCGTCTCCAGAGGGAACTCGAGGGCAATCTCGGAGGTTGGGGGCAGGCCACTCATCCATCGACACTCGGCATGCTCGCCCAGGTCGCAGAGGAAGCTGTCGGCATCACGCGTGTCGGTGAAGAGGGACCGGAGTACATCGTCCACCGCGAGGGCAAGTCGCCATTCGTCGTTCCAAGCGACCACCGCAACGAGTTCATGCGCAGGCTTACTGAGAAGAGCCTTACTGCGAAGGACTTGACCAGTAGGGCTGGAGGTGGCCAGTTCGAAGAGTTCGAGAGCCCATATCCCGGTGCTGGTCGGCAGCTTAGGGCTCGCCCTGGCTCTAGGGCACGCCAGGCCATGTACGGCGACCGTATGTACTTCCAGGACATCGGATATGACAGGGGCCAGCCTGCATTCGGTTCATATCAGGAAGGTCGCGACCCGAAGGTCCATGTATCAGCGACGTCTGAAGAGGCGCTCAGGACCCTCGAGGCTGTCAACAAGGTAGCCGAAGAGATGGGCGTGGCGTTCAAGTTCGTCTTCAGGCTCGACGAACTGAAGCGCGCTCGACTCGTGGATAGTGGTCCGTGGGGGATGCGTCCAGACCCGAACGTGGGAACGTTCGGGCCTGGTGGGGCACAGCAGGGCAAGTTCATCACCGCATACCCACGCCCAGAGCAGGCCAAGGAGTTCACTGAGGCTGTCTATCAGGCGCTCAAGTCTGCTGGAGTCGGCGCTGACGCTGCTGTCGCTCCATCTGAGATTCGCTACGCAGACGACGCTCCTATCACGCACCGCTCTTCTGGCGGCGACCGATACGGGGCCGAAGGCGGATACACGGCTAGCGGCGAAGGCAGGGACCGCATCGGTCGGCGTCAAACGACACGCCGCCGACGACGACGTCGCGGCTATGGCGGTGGCGTAGACCTTCCGGGTGGCGGGTACTTCGACCCGATGACCGGGGAATACAGGGTCGGTGCCAATGGGCCAGCGATGCTCGACCCTGGTGCTAACCAGGACCCATACGAGGGTCCGACCGTCCCACAGGTCGAAGACATCGACGACGGCAACTACCCTGGTGGTGGTGACGCCGGCTGGGAGTGGGACCCACAGGAGGGCGGCGGCGGCGAAGGCCCGCCAGACGACGGCGGCTGGACCCGTGACTACGCTGGCAAGTGGTGGCCACCCGGCGAGCAGCCAACCAACCGTGACGTTGGGCCTGCTGGCCTGCGCCCTGTAGGCGTGGGTGGACCTTGGGAAGCCGGTCGAGCAACGTTGGCGGCGAAGGCGAACGCTACTGGCTCTGCTATGAGCATGAGCGTCCAGCGTGTCCACGTCGTCAACTTCAGCGACCTCGTCAGCCTCATGGGCAGCGAAGGTGCGTTCTCACCGCCAACACGTGAGCCTGCTCGCGGCAGGGGCCGAAGGCTTTCAGTGGCCGAAGACGCAGTCGACGTCGACGTCAGCGGTGCTGGCGGTGGCGGTGGCGGCGGTACAAGGCAGGGTCTTGGACAAACCACCACGCGTTCTGGCGGTACTCGACTGTCTGACCTCGAAGCCCGAACCGCTTCCAGGGTCAGCGCAGAAGAGCAGATGTCGTCGTTCGCAGAGCGACTCGACAAGGTCGGCATCGATATCTCAGACGCTCTCCAGCAGTCTCCTGTTCGCGCCCTGTCCGTGTCTATCGGACAGATCGCCCAGCAGATGATCGGTGGACGCTCCGGTATCCAGGAACGCGCACGCCTTGCTGGTGCTGCTCGCCAGAGCGCCGCACAGTCTGCTGTCCAGATGCGCAACCTCATCGACAAGCAGGCCCAGGCAGAGTTCATGCTCCAGACCGAAGGCCCAGCGAGGTTCGGGATCTCTGGTCTTGATGAAGTCCAGAACCTTCCAGAAGAGCAGCAGAAGGAAGCGACCAAGTACTTCCAGGACGCTGCCGCATCGTTCGACGAGGCGACTCGTGCCATCGAGGGTGGTCCGAACTTCCGTGGGCAGAGGTCGGTGCAGGAAGAGCGCACGGCATTGGCAGAGGCGTTCGCTCGTGGTGGGACGGTACGCGCCAAGCAACTGAGTGAGGAGCAGCGACGGGCCTACGGTGTTAGTCAGACCGCTGGAGACGAGGAAGAGGTCCAGATCTCCGGAATCATGACACGCGGCCAGCAGCTCAAGACGCAGGCTGTCGGAGTCGGCGGTATCGTCGGCGGCACCATGCTCTTCACCGCAGCGATGACCGCTGCGAACGTGGCCATGCAGTCATTCTCGACCGTTGCGAAGGATGGCGTCGACGCGCTTACTGGATTCTCGTTCACAGCCCGAAGGGTTATGGACGAGATGTCGAGGTCGTATAGCGGGCAGGGCACCCGAGCCGAAGAGGTCACCGCAGAGCGAGCGGCTGCGCTTGGTATCTCCTCTGGTTTCAACTTGGGCAACATCGGTGAGATGGCGCAGCGGCGTGCTGGAGTCGAGAACCAGCTCCAGGCGATGGAGATGTCACGTGCGCAGCGATTCTACGAGCAGAACGCTGGACAGGGACTGACGACTGGATTTGGAAACGGGATCTTCGGAACGTTCCTCAACCAGACTCCCGCAGCCGTCGAGACGATGGCTGGCCAACTGGAAGCCCCACGGGACTACTACGACGTCAGGGAGCGTGTCCGAGCAGAGATGCCGAACCCAGAGGCATCTAACCAGTTGGCTGGTGCCCAGGACTTTGCAGAATGGGTTGCTGGCGGTGGCCCGCTCAACAGCCAGCCACTCGAGAAGCGCACAGCAGAGCGCGACCGCATCGAGGCACAGCGAGAGGCCGAGACACAGAGGCGTCTCGGAATGGAAGACGAACGACTCGCAGTGGTCAACATGGGGATCGCCAAGGAGTGGACCGACACTGTCCGTCGATTCGAGAAGTTCGTTGGTCAAGTAGAGACTGGCGAGTTCACAACCAATGCCACCCAAGAGGACATCGACACTTGGGTAGCTGCGCTGAAGAAGGCCGGCGTATCCGATTCGGCAGCAGACGAGTGGGGTAACAAGCGCGTTATCGGACGCACCCGCACTGGCGAGGTGATGACCGACAAGCAGGACATCCTTCGTATCCTCGACGCGTTCACCAAGGGACGAACCATTCCCGATGCACAGGGACTGTTGAAGTCTCAGCAGCAGGGCATCGAAGCGCAGATGGCGAACATCACTCGCCAGGCTGGCTTCCAGCGTCAGTTGACTGGTGCGAACTTCTACCGCTCTACCCTTACGCAGCCGTTCCTTGGCTCCGATGTCAGCCCGATGGCTGGTGTCACCGCACCCGGCGTAAGCGGTGGCCCTGCGGCTAAGTACGGTTCTTCGATCCGAGAGACTCGTGCCGAACTCGAGAAGATCCAGGAGATGGGACGCCAGAACTTCCTCGACCTGTTCCCGCCCGAGAGGCGTGAAGGCGTGCAGAAGATGGCCGACACCATCGGAACGCTTGGGCAGGAGATCCTTGACCTCCAGCGAACGTCTGAGGATCTTCAGTTGGGCATGGAGCAGGAGCAGTACAACGAGCAGTTGTACCAGTCCAAGAGGACGCTCTCAGACCTCGTCGGACTGTCTGGGCAGCAGGCAGACTCAGTAGCCGGTCAGACCATCCAGGCGTCTCGACTTGGGCAGTTGCAGCGTGCACAGATGATGGACGCACGCGAACTGTCGCGCATCCAGTTGGCTCGCTCGCAGCGTGAACTCAACCTCCAGTTGGCACTCTCTCGACTCCAGGCACCCGGAGAGACTCCTGAAGAGCGCGCCGTTCGTCGACGCGAAGCGATGCTCAAGGCTCGCGAGCAGCAGGCAGAACTTGACATCGGCAAGCGAAGCACGACTCGCGGTTGGCAGATCGAGGATATCGGCATCGGTCGCAGCCTTCGTGATGCTGGAAAGCAGCTCGAACTGATGATGAAGCAGCGAGAGGTGACCATCGAGGTTCGAGGCATCCAGAAGCTCGTCGAGGGCAAGCAGCAGTTGATGTCTGTAAAGGATGCGTACCTTGGCGTGGCGCAGCAGGCGGCTACAGAACTCCAGGGCTTGGAACTCTCGCTCATCACCGAGCTCGAGAAGGTACTTGGTACTGACGGTAGCATCCCAGAAGAGGTCGACAAGTTCCTCGGAAGCATGCAGGAGAAGTACCAGGTCTTCTGGAACGACCTGTTCGACGTGAACAACGGTGGCGAGGTCGCTATCTTCGGGGCCGGCGGTCCGAACATCTTCCCCGGAGCGAACGTCACGTTCCACATCGAAGGCACCAATCTCAAGCCGCAGGAGATCGCCAACGAGGTGGCTAAGATCCTCCATGAAAGGTACAGGATCGCCAACGGTACGACCGGCGCGATCTGATGGCTGTCATCGTCATCCGTTACGACGGGGTCAACATCAGCAATGACGTGATGTTCAGGGAGACGACATTCTCGTCTCAGGCAGATGGCATCCCAGGACAGTGCAGCGTCGTCATCAACAACCAGAACCAGCAGTGGGACACGGGCGACTTCGTCTCAGGGAAGACGCTCGAACTGCTCGTCGACGGCGTCCGCATGTGGGACGGTTGGGTGTTCAACGTCAACCGGTCATGGCCGTTCCCTGCGCTCGATACGCGAACACCGGCCTCCATCCCGACGCGCTGGACGCTCCAGGGCCTCGACAGGAACTATCTGCTACAGAAGCGCGTCCTGTACCGCCAGGACGACCCTGATGACCCTCGTGGCTTCAAGATCTGGCCACAGGGGACCCCAGACAAGAAGGCGCTCAACTATGTCCTCAACAACTACGTCGACCTGTCTGGGGACAACCTGAAGTTCGACATTCGCGAGATCGACACTCCCGGTCCATACGAGGACTTCACGCTTGGATACGTCGGCGCACCACTTGGTGTTGCGTTCGAAGACTGCGCGAAGATGACCGGTGGCGTGTTCTTCATCTCTCCGAAGCGCGTTCTCACCTACCTCTCAGACCTTATCCCCACGAAGAGCTGGGGCCTGTCTGATGTACCAACCGGCAATGACGTTGGGTACCGAGAGGTCAAGGCGACACTCGACTTCTCACTGGCGGCGAACGAAGCGAAGGTGTGGGGAGCCGGAAAGGGAGACGCAAACCCGGTATTCGCGAACGTGCGAAACAGCGACTCGGTAGCGAAGTACGGCCTGTGGCAGTGGGGCGACCTCTTCTTGGGCGCATACAAGCAGCAGACCGTCAATCGACGCGCCAGGACGTACATCTATGGCTCGCCATCCCACCGAAGGGGACATGATGAGCCGGTCCCGATGGTCGAATGTGCTGTCTTCAACACCAGCCTTCACGCTGGGGACGTCGTCAACTTCACGATGGAGTCGTTCGACTACAGCGAAGTCCTCCCCATCCGCCAGTGTTCCATCACGTTCCCGACCCCGAATGACATCCGGCAGGACTTGGTCCTGTCGTTGAATGTCGACCATCCGTTCACTGCGCCAGACCTGTGGAAGACAGACTGGGACTACCGCAAGACCAAGTCCAAGACAGGCGGCGGCGAAGACGTATCCCCACCACAGGATCCGCTTGGTTCGCTTATCGACGACTTCACCTCCGCGACATTCGGTGATGGCTACGTCGATAGCCAGTACGTGACATACCAGGATGTCGTTCCGTCACAGACAGGACAGTGGACCGTCACCATCGATGAAGGGCAGGCTGGCGACTATGTCGTCATCGGCCTTGCCACGAGCATGGCGTATGTCGACCCAGACGAGCCGCCAACAGGGTGGACATACGGAGGAAGCGAGTTCAACTTCACAGAGGGCATCGGGTCTGGTTGGGCTTTCTACACCCGTCAGTTGGATGGCACCGAGAACAACGAGGTCACATTCGACTGGCAGTTCGTCGGTGATGCCGAGTACATCGTGCAACTCGGAGCCATCATCTATGGCGTCAGGAATGCCTCATCGATGGAGGTCCAGTCGACCGGAAGCACGTCCGTTACGTGGACGTGGGGTACCGATGCCGCGATCCTGCTGATCAACGGATTCGGACCGGTCGGTGCATCAGACGAGATCATCAGGGCCACGCTCCCAGACTATCCAAGTGAGACTGTCGTCTTCAGTCGCGACTACGACGCAGCCAGCCCGTACTACACCGGAAGTACGACGACCTTCGCGGTCATCTTCCAGATCCCAGACTACGAAGCACAGACCGACGAGATCTTGGTGACTCCAGGCCAAGATGTGACAGACGCACCATGGCCGGGTGGCAACTACTACATGGACACGAATCTCTGGAACGCAGAGAACAAGATCGGCATCTCTGATGCCACCGGTCCGGTCGTCAGCTCGTTCGACTACGCGAACAGCATGTGGAAGACGAACCTCTCGAAGACGGCGGCATTCGGGGAGTCATCTGCATCTGCCTATCTCTTCGGCAGCACGTATGCGGTGACGTCTGAAGCTGGCCCACCGGTCGGGACGGTCATCACTGAGGTCCCATGGGGTCCATGGGAGGGCATCTCGGCCACGAACCAGTCCGGGTACCTGAACCTCCTCATCAAGTGGAGGATGGACCCAGTCCCGATCTGGGATGACTCTGGTATGGCCATCCCGTACCTTGCCATCGAATACAACCCTGTCGTCTGGAAGGATGGCGTTGCGTATCTTGGGGACACGTTCGTCACGCCATTCGGGCCGAGTTATGTCTCTGGTGGCTCGTCCGAGATCCGACGAGCGATGCCATACATGGAAGACAACCGCAACTACTACCCACAGTGGGGAAGCGGAGCTGACCCGGTCTACGTAGGCTGGACGACTGCGGTCGAGGAGCCGACAGAGTTCGACGCTGCGCAGTATGTCACCGGCATCTACGGCGACTACTACGCATACCACCAGAACGAGTGGCTCTACACGCGCATCATCTGGGACCCCGACGACCCATGGACCGCCACACCATACTGGACGAACCAGAGTGGAAGCACGACGCTGCCGCCGCCTAGTGTCGCTGGCACAGCCAAGATGAGGACATGGCTCGCCAGTGAGGCAGAGCCGGTCGGCGGCTCATACCCACTGTTCCTCGCGACCCCGAACGGCGGCTCTGGGTATGAGAAGTGGACGACGTCACCAGATGGATGGCATTGTGCCGTCCCATTCCAGTGCTACCCGGCTGAAGACAGTCGGTACACGTACACATACACGGACACGGCCAAGCCGTTCCTCCGCATCTACAAGGCGTTGACCACGTCGTATGGCGGGTACCAGACCAACAACACCATCGACATCGACTGGATCAGGGCATACGTTCCTGGCATCCCTGAGTACCAGCCTGTCTCTGGCGTCGTCGACGATGACGAGATCCAGTTCATCTCCGTCACCGATGGGAACGCGCTGTACCAGACGAAGTACCCGTATGCGTCTGGGACGCTTCGAGTCTACGTGCAGGGGAACGCGCTCCGATACCGACTCGATTACGTAGAGGTGGACCCATCTGAGGGCACATTCCGCCTCTTCGAGGAGAAGGACTGGTCGCAGTTCATGCGGGCTTCCTACACGATGCTCTCGTTCGAAACCATCCTCTTCCCACTCCGCTATCGACCTGTCCCGTTGCGCCACAACGGATATGGGACGCAGTACGACGGCCTGAACCTCTTGTTCGCCTGTTCTGCGATGGCACTCTCTCATCACACTCGCAATGGGGTCCGAACAGAGCCGCCAGAGCATCGACAGTGGTCTACGGTCGGGGCTGGCGAGCCGACGCTCGAAGACCTCGACGAGGCGTGGCAGGCTGGATGGGGACGGTCGTATCCGGCGAAGGGGACGACGACGTTCGGACGGTTCAAGCAGTTCATCCAAGACGGTCGCGGAGCCGTTCTCATGGGTGATTACGACGCGCTTCCAGAAGACAAGAAGAACGGCGTATGGACGAAGCGTCATGCGCTGTATGTGAACGACTCACCAGAGAGCGGCAAGTATTGGGCCTGCGACCCGCTTGAGGGTTACGGCACCATCTACACTGAGCAGGAACTTCAGGACTACGCAGCCGGTGTCGCCGGAAGCGGCAACGTCTATGCGAACTTCACGGACCCAGTGACATGACCCTTCCCACCTCAGACATCGTCATCAAGCTCGACGGAGTAGACATCACCAACAAGGTGGTCTACAAGGAGTCGTCGTTCACCTCGCAGGCGAACCCGATCGCCGGGTCCTTCAACCTCGTCCTCGAAGACAAGGACCAGGACTTCGATGTCACGGCTGGAGAGAAGGTCCAGTTGTGGATCGACGGCGTCCCTCTCTTCGGCGGATATGTCATGAGCATCGGACGGTCGAACTTCTTCCCAGCCGTCGACACCAAGAATGTGGCCCCCAACGCCATCAAGACACGCAAGTGGATCTTGCAGGGTCCTGACTTCAACATCCTCTTTGACAAGCGAGTCATCCGAAACGACCAGGACTTCGATAAGGCACCGAAGGTCCCAAAGGGCAAGCGGACGATCACCAAGGCGTTCAGGCACCTGATGAACAACTACATCGACGTCCCCGCTGGGCTCAACTACCACAAGGACGTGGACTGGATCACCACGCAGTACGGGTCGGATAAGCACGGTGGGCTGTATGTCGGCTTGGGGTCGACGTGGCGTGAGCAGATGGACGACTTCGCTGATAACGGCGCTATCGTCTACTACATCGATGGTGCGTTCAGCCTGCACATGCATGAGTACGAGGTACAGCGACCATCGTGGCTGTTCAGCGACAAGTACTTCCCGGCAGCGACGAACGTCGTCAACTTCCGCGAGGGTGAGTTCACGGAGGACTTCACCGGCATCGTCACAGAGGCGTTGGTGTGGGGCGGGTCATCACTCGCCAAGCCAGGAGAAGACCTCGAGACGTCTGAGGGCATCGGGGTGGTGTTCGCAAAGTACCCAGACGGAGTTGCGAACACCGCTACGTGGCACGGTCGCAAGCAGACGAAGGCCAAGGAAGAGGAAGCCATCGGGCGATTGAACAAGTACGGTCGATGGCAGATGGCCGAGATGAACATCGGTCAGGACAACTACCTGACCAAGGGCTCAGTCAAGAACAGGGCCTACGTCATCATCAATGGACCGCCTGGAGAAGTGCCGACCATGGGCATCCAGGGTGGATTCAACCGTCCGCTCCCGACGATGCGCTGCAAGTGGTATGCGCACGACGTCCCCAACTTCGACCACATCCGCCCCGGCTACATCACTGACTTCATCCTGTACACGCAGGGGACGAGCCTCAACAAGCCGCTCGTCAGCACGATGCCGCTGCGCTCGATGACCATCACGTTCCCAAGCATCCCTGGAGACAACCCGACGAACGAGAACATCTCGTGGGTGATGTTCGATGGTGAGTTCGGTCTGTCATTCAGCGATAGCCGGCACATGTGGAGGGCGCTCAACAGGATCAGGCGAAAGGTCGGCAAGAACGCACGGCAGATCTCATCGAACATCACCGTCGACTCTGAGAACGCGACACCTGGGTCTACCGCGACACTCGAGCCGAACGAGTCACCAGACGGCTCTCGAACAGAGTTCACGTTCCCGTACACGTTCTACCAGGACAACATCGAGATCTATCTCAACGGTCTTCGGCAGCGTAGGTCGTACGACTACATCTACTCTGCTACCGATGGGACGCTCACGTTCTCGACAGCGCCAGCGAGGGGTGACAACATCTGGGCAGAAGGAATGGTGAGCGAGTGATATGCCGGTCACTGGCGGGTTCTCGATCGATGCGCTCCTCATGTCGTCTCCGTCTGACTCGTTCACGATGGATGCGGAGATCTCCTATCGGCACTTCACGATGGACGCGTGGATCATCAGCGAGCGATGGCGTCACCACCGCACACGTGACCACTTCGGACCAGAGTCAGACATCTATGTGGTCCTTTCTGAGGACGTAGAAGGGTATCCGGCTTCGACGCCGATCCACTTCGTCATCGCTGATCTCGTCAGCCGACTCTCGCGCCTCGAGTCGTACAACAGGCATCGCGCATCGTTCAGGGTGGATGCCTACCTGTATGCCCCAGAGTTCGGGGCGTTCACAGCGGACTCCGTCGTTCAGGGAAGCGCAGAGAGCTCGTTCACGCTCGACTCATACCTGACAAACCAGCCGTTCGGCCACCTCACGCTTGACGCCTTCATCGGGGCTCCAGATGAGGTCTACGCGCAGTTCTCGTTCACCATTGATGCATTCATCGTATGACTCGCACGACGCACGACCGCCAGGAGTGGCACTTCGGGACACTCGAAGCGACACTTGCAGAACTGTCTGCCCTCATCGCGCCAGACCTTCCGGCTGGCACGTCTGTCGAGGATGCCATCCGCATCATCGCCAAGAGGATCACACGCCTCGAGGGTGTTGACGTCAGGGTCCAGAACCCGTTCACGGTCGACGCGTACATCGCATACAGGCACTTCAAGCTCGATGCCATCATCCGTGAACTCGTACAGGCTTCATTCACGCTGGACGCATGGCTCGTCGGTGGCTACTACACGTTCCGTGTCGACTCCATCATCCTCCGAGAGCAGGCTGGCTCGTTCGTCGTAGATAGCGTCGTATTCAAGAACCAGTCCGGTTCCTTTACCACGGACGCCACCGTACGGGCCACTGTCATCGACAGCTTTACCACGGACGCTATCGTCGAGAAGATCGGCCAGGAAGGCTCCTTCGACGTAGACGCGTGGTTCGTCAAGGTCTACGAGGGGTCGTTCACCGCAGACGCGACGGTGTTCAAGTCTGTCGGCGGGTCGGTCTTGGCGGATGCCACGGTATTCGCGACTCGTGAGGGAACGTTCACCGCAGACGCGAATCTCGTCAAGCGATTCACGGACTCGTTCACAGCAGATTCCATCCTGCGAGCAACACGCCCATGGTCATTCGGTGTGTATGCCGTCGTGAGTCACACTGTGAGTGATTCGTTCACGGCTGACGCGTGGCTCCGCTACATCCAGACCGGCTCGATCGTTGCAGATGCCACCCTGAAGTCGTTGCAAACGTACCCCTTGACGGTGGACGCCATCATCGAGCGACTCATCAGCGGCTCGCTGACAGCCGACGCTGTTGTACTTGAAACCCGGTTTGGTACAACAACGGTGGACGCTGTCGTACTTGATGTCGTCAACGGGTCACTTACCGCTGATGCCACCGTCCTTGACACCATGACCGGCTCCATCCTGGCCGACGCTTGGATCACCGAGACGACGACCGGCAATTTCTCCGCAAATGCAATCGTGCTTGCCACAGTGAGTGGTTCCTTCACCGTGGACGCCACAGTCTTCGAGACTGTCAGCGGGTCCTTCGTCGCGGATGCGGTAGCCAGGGATACGCTTCAGTTCAGCATCGTGGCGGATGCGGTAGTACTCCGCGATCGCATGGCGAGTCTCGTTGCTGACGCTGTTGTCAGCGATACGTCGACCGGGTCGTTCACGGCTGATGCCGTGGTATTCGATACTCATACATTCTCCTTCTCCTCTGACGGGGTCGTACAGGATACACAGGCCGGCTCATTCACGGTAGACAGTTGGCTCTTGGAGACGACCCAGGGGAGCATCACGGCGAACGCCATCATCTTGGACACGCAGGCTGGGTCGTTCACGGTCGACGCCGTCATGTTCGACACCATGTCCGGAGTGCTAGATGTTGACTCAGTAGCACTTCGTGTACAGATGGATTCCACCACCGCAGACGCAGCCATCTTGTCTACCAAGAGCAGCTCATTCACACTGGACGCTTGGATCGGGTCTACCTACGGTCGCACGGTCATCGGTAGGTTCGTCCTTGGCCGAGATACACTGGGATAACGATGACGAACAGGGTCTACGGAAACTTTGGAGAGACTGAACTCGATGGTTCGCTGACGTCTACCGCTACGTCGGTCGTCGTCGTGGACGCAGCGGTCCTTCCGTCTGCTGGCGGGACCCTCATGTATGTCGTCACCGTCGATGACGAGATCATGGGGGTCACGAACGAGTCCGGTAACACGCTTACCGTCACGCGAGGCGCAGAAGGCACGACCCCGGCGACACACGCTAACGGCGCTGCGGTCCGTCACACGCTGACACGCGACTCGATCCACGGCTCGAATGGCGACCCAGTAGCGAATGTCTACGCTGACTACGTCTATGGCAGCGAGGTAACACTTCAGGACAACACCTCTGGCGGCTCCATCGTGATGCAGAGGTTCGACGGTTCGTCGGAGATCGGGCGCATCTCGTTCCAGGAAGACGCGACCGGCTGGACCGAGCGCTACTACATCTCTGGAGATGAGGACGCGGTCTACATCGCACAGAATGGTGGCCTGGGCGGAAATCGAGGATGGCGCATCGAGTCTTACGGCGACCTCATCCCGTTCGACACCAGCGCGATGCCAGGCCCAAGCATCGGGTTCGACGACCCGTATGGATATGTCAACAACCTCTATGCGACCTATATCCAGACTCCGAACTACACATCGCTGTATGACGGAGCGGTCGAAGTCTACTTGGACACAGTGGTCACGACGAATGGTCCGCAACTCTTCTTCGGACGATCACGCAGTAGTGGCTACTCGATGCTTACGGGTGACTACCTCGGACGTATCGCCTTCGATGGAGGGGCTGCGATCCGTGCCGAAGCGGCGGTCGACTGGTCCGGTGGTGACCAAAGGTCGAATATCGTCTTCTCGACGAACACAAGCCCCTACACGATGGTCGACCGTTGGCGCATCAATGGTTCTGGCAACCTTGAACCGCTCACGACCCAGACGTACGACATCGGATCGTCTTCGCTCTATGTCAATGACGTCTACCTTCGCTATCTCCAGACCCCGAACTACACGAGCCTGTACGACGGCAACGTCGAGATCTACCGTGACTCGACAACCGCCACGACCGACCCGGTACTCTCGATGTGGCGGTCGCGCAGTGGCGGATGGACCCACAACGATAACGACGAACTCGGAACGATCACGTTCTATAACGCTGCCATCACAGCGCGAGTCGACGGCACGCCGTCTACCTACCCGCCCACCGAGCTTCTCTTCGCGACGGGGACTGCGACGGTCAGCGACACGCCACGTTGGCGCATCTCACCCGCTGGTGACTTCGAGCCGCTCGTCGATGACACGTATGACATCGGTTCTTCCTCGGTCCGACCGAAGAACATCTATTCCCGTGGTGGGATCTTTGGCTACTCCTTCGACGGAGTAGGGGCGTACTTGGCGTCCTACTACGACCCAGGAAATCCAGCGTATCTCGAACTCGATGGCGATGCTAGCGGGGCGCATGCGATGGTTGCGGTCGGCAGCGACTCCCTCCATCCGGAAATCTTCTTCCGCCGCACTCGTGCCTCGTTCAGCGCCGTCGTTGATAACGACGTCTTGGGCGACCTTGCTTGGAACCCACGGACCACGAACTTGTTCAGCAGTCCTGGTGCAAGGATCTTCGCTCGAGTAGACGGTACTCCGGGTTCTGATTACGCACCGACCGAGATGGTATTCGCCACAGGCACGAACGCAGCGGTTGCTGCCGAACGCTGGCGTATCTCACCGGCTGGCGACCTGGAGCCGATGGCCGACTCCTCATATGACATCGGCACCGACACGGTCAGGGTCGCCACGGTCTATGCCGACACGGTAGACGCCACCGATATCGAGGGTGTCGCCATGGACGTGGACGTCCAGGTGTTCACCTCAGATGACACATGGACCAAGCCGACAGGGTCATATCGCTTCTGCCGCATCATGTGCATCGGTGGGGGCGGCGGTGGTGGTGGGGGTCGCAAGGGAGCGGCTGGAACCCTGCGCTATGGTGGCGGCGGTGGTGGTGGTGGTGGTGTCACCGTGACTGAGTTCCTCTTCTCGGTGATGGCTTCTTCCTATGACGTCACCGTAGGTGCTGGTGGGGCTGGTGGAGCAGGGCAGACGACTAACTCGACAGACGGAAACGACGGAAACTACGGGCAACCGTCCTACGTTGGAGCTTCTGCCACGTCATCCATCTGCGGCGCTGGCGGTGGATACGTAGGCCGTGGTGGAAGCACGGTCGACATGGATATGGCCGGTGGATATTCGAGCGGTGGCGCTGGCACCCATACCGGTGGGAACGGAGGTGCTGGCCGACAGTTCTCTGGACAGGATGCTGGCTCTTGGCGCTTCGCCGCAGATGGCGGGACGAACATGTCTCCAGCTCAGTTGCTTGCTGGAGGAGCCGGTGGCGGTGGCGGTGGTGCTGGCATCACGGCAGCAGACGTCGCTGGAACGTTCGGTGGTCGTGGTGGCGTGAGCGGACAGCATGGAGCCGACACCGGGGCCGGTGGTGCGACTGGCGGGTCGCTGGTAGCAAGTACTGGCGAGAGTTATACGACATCCGGGTTCCAGTGGGGCGGCGGTGGTGGAGGTGGTGGCGCTGCCAATACGTCTGGTACGAACACCTGGAGCGATGGGGCGGGTGGCGGATCGTACGGTGGCGGTGGCGGCGGTGGTGGTGCCCAGAACAACAGTGGTACCGCTGGAGCCGGTGGAGACGGAGCCGATGGCATCGTCGTCATCTGGTGCTACTGACAGGTCAAGGGTCGACTGTCGATAGGTAGTTCTGCTCCTTGTGGCATCTATCCATCGCGGATAGCATCCCCTAAGTAGAACCGCTTACCGCATGGGGCGTCTGGACCCTGGAGGCTCCATGTCTGGACCTGATAACGGCGACAAGAACTATGGCGGGTTCGTGCGATGGCAGGAGCTCACAGCCATGGAAGAACGCATCCGCGATATCCGTGATCGTGAACTTGATACGATCCGCAACGACCTTCATGAACTCGATGGTTCCACCAAGGAGCGATTTCAGAGCGCGCATGTCTTCCATACGAGCCTCAACTCGGATATGCTCTCCAGGATTGACCGTCTTGAAATCCGAGTAGATGGGATCGAATCTGTGATCGACCAAGTCCGTGGAGCCCGAAACCTCGTCTATGCCCTGATGGGCACCAACGTCCTTCTCGCCGCAGTCGGTCTGCTGACCCTTCTGCACTTCACAGGAGTGATCCCGTAATGTACTACCCGACCCATCGACCACAACTGACCGGCATCTCCACGCAGTCTGTCGACTGCGGGGTGCGTTCGACACAGATGGGCCTTGACTGGCTCAGTAAGGGAGAAGTCATCAGGTCGGTCAAGGTCATCCGCGACCTGGGCGGGATGGGCGATGGCGCGACCAACTACTACGAGTGGGACAAGGTCATCGACATCCTCGGTGGCTCCACTCTCGGATTCTCCGGAGAGAAGACGAACGACTGGCAGCGGACCGTCGACCACCTGAAGGCAGGCGGGGCGGTCATCTACGCTGTCGACTACGGTCAGTACCGCAAGTCGATGCAGTCGAAGAGCGGCTCGCTCACGTTCGACGGCGCACACGCCATCCTCATGATCGGGCAGCGCGTCAAGAACGGCGTGAAGCAAACACGTTCGTTCGACAGCCTTCTCGATGGTCGATATGCCGGTTGCCCGAACGGCCCGGTGTGGGTCCCACAGTGGAAGGTCAAGCAGTCTGTCCAGGCCCTTGGTGCCGTGTACGCATTGCTCCTTCACCGCGATCCGAACGTCGACAACAACGACCCAGGCGACCTCCTTCCGAACCCCGGTGTCTCATTGAGCGACATCCTGTCTGAACTCTCGGACATCCAGGACTCCAATCCGATGCCGGAACTCGAAGAAGTCATCACAGACCTCGAAACGATCCTCGGTATCACCAGGAATCCAGAAGCCGATGTATCCTCCAGCGTAGAACCTGGCATCGGTCTGTGACGCTATGCAGGCTTTGTACGCAGAGGTAAGCAAGTTGCGTGACTACGCATCGGTCATCACCGCTGTAGTCGTTGTCCTCACCATCGTCCTCATGGTCGGTGCAGCGTGGATCATCTTCGACAAGATCGACTCAGAGGCGGCGATCGCATTCCTTGGTCCGACCGCTGGAGCAGCATCCAGCTGGCTTTGGGTCAAGCAGTCATCCAAGGACGCCGGAAAGTTGGCGCTGGCACAGCCAACCAGTAGCACGGGGGCGGGCGACGGGCCACAAGAGCCGTCGTAGCCAAGGGCGGGTATGGGATCCCGCTCATCTGCCCGAAGTGCCCGAAGGAATGGGCATATCGAGTCCTGAAGACACCTGGCATCAAGGTTCCAGCATGTCCGCAATGTGAAACGATGCTCGTTCCCGTCGACGAAGAACGACGCAAGACATGGAATAAGAAGCGCCCCGGCTGATGCCGGGGTGCTAACCTTTGTATATGCCGCTTCCTGCTGAAGTCCTAGACCGCACGTCTAAGTGGATCCCGTGGCTTCGCAATGCCTACCACGAAGAGATCCCGCTGAAGATGCACTATGGAAGCCAGTTCGATGACCATGGCGACCCACAGTGGACCAAGGAGTTCTCAGCGTGGCTTCAGGGAGTCGGCCCGAACTCAGAACGTCGTTCCAGGATGACCCAAGCGTTGCGTCAACTCCGCAAGAAGAGCATCCGAGAGTACGACGTGGCCTACCGCATCATCATCAACGGGGAGTCGATCGAAGACACCACGGAGTGGCTGAATGCTCGAGCCATCCGCAACAACAAGCCTGAGCGCTACACGGAAAGAGACACGACGGCCATCATCGTCTCAGCCGTCGACAAGTTGCTCGCTTGGTGGTGGTGAGAACATCCGGTTGTGTTCTCCGAACCAGAAGGCATCTAGCAACCCAGGCTCTGACTCTTCGCAGAACTCCTGCAAGCGCATGAACACGGCTTGAACGTTCTCCAGCGCATCCAGCACGATGCGGGTGTCGCAGGGCCACCATTGGTCGCAGGACATGCAGACATCTGGCTCGCCCCCCACGACGGGAGCCGGTGCCACGGCGAAGTGCCGCGAGCGGATGTCATCCACGATGGACCTCCTTGTAGCGGGCGTTGGCTGCGTCGAGAGCCCGACCCACGAGCTTGCGAGCCAGCTCGCACTCGGCCAGCGCATCCAGCACGATGCGGGTGTCACAGGGCCACGTCGATGCTTCGTAGATGCCGTCGCCCTTCTCGAACGTGGCGCAGTGGTCGCACTCGCCGAACTTGTTGCGGGCGTGCCGCTCGCGGATGTCATCCATCGGAGGGGTCCGCCAGGATGGCTTCGATGACGAGGTCCATGAGCGCCACTGTGATGGTGTCGGCCTTGTCATACACGTAAGGGCCTGCCTTCTCGCTTCTGACTGTGGCGTATCGTGCCCGCAGCCGCTCGCGCTCCATCGCTGCGGCCTCGGCCTCGATGGCGCAGATAGCCTTGCGGAAGTCTTCGGGGCCAGCCTCGAACAGGTCCTCATCCCATGCGGAGCCGACCATGTTCTCGAAGATGGGCTCCAGCAACCGCTGGCCGGTCGGAGTCGCGGGCTCAGTCATCGGAGGGGTCCTTCCAGAGTTTCACCAGAGCTTCGCTGAGGGCCACGCGACGGGCGTGGCGCTCGGTGATACTTGTCGGTCCTTTCTGTGGGGCATCCATGTATGCACGGACGGCTTCGATGAGAGGCAGCAGCCGCTCGCGCTCCTGCTTGCGGGCCTCGGCCTCGATGGCGAGGATGTCGTCGCGCAGCCAGTCCTCGTCATCGAGCAGCCACGCATCAAGCCGCTTCCCGGTCGGGGTCGTTGGCTCAGTCATCGGAGGGGTCATCGAACAGATGCCTGAAGTCGTCAAGCGGGATGCAGAACGTATCGTCTTCGATGAGGTCGATGGCGGCCAATCGCAGCCGCTCTCGCTCCTGCTGGCGGGCCTCGGCTTCGATGCCGCAAATCTCGTTCAGGGATGGCGTGACGCGAGATACGACCCTCGGCGGGTCGACCGAGATGCCCTCATAGAAGAGTCGCTTCCCAGCCTGTGTCTCAGGCCCGGTCTGACTATTGGTCATGCCCACAGCACATCTCCCCACCTATTGTCTGGATCATGCTCACCGATGCGGTGGAATGTAGACCCGTCGAATCCATATGCATAGACGGGAACCTCCAGGTCGATGGCCTTCTCGACCACGTGCGCCGTTCCTCCTGAGATCTCCGTCCCGCTGAAGAAGCACAGGACGAGGTCGGCCATGCGCACCAACTCTACGTCCCGAATAAAGGTCCCGGCCCTTCCCGAACCGGGGTCTGGCTTGACCCACTCGATGTCCATCCACAGGCTGGAACCAAGCTTGGCCATCACCTGTTCGAACAATCCGGGTTCAGAGTGGTTCCCTGAGCGCAGGAGCATCTTCATGCCGGGTGGCCGGTCATGCAGCCATGTCACGAGCGCGTCGGGATAGTGTTCCAGCTTGGAAGACCCACACAGGGCGACCGAAGGTCTTCGAGTACGACCTCCACCCTCGCGTCCTTGGGCTTCCTCACCACTTCCTTGGAGATCACGCACGGAAGGAACCTCTTGTCGTTGATGCCGGTCGCATCCTCGATGCTGTCATTGAGCGCCTTGAGGATGTTGTCGCAGTCGATATCGCGAGTCAGGTAGAACCTGTAGTAGATGCGGACTTGGTCTGTCGGCTTCCACCTGGACGGCTTGCTTGCTCCGATGATCAACCGGGCAGCGTTCTGGTATTCAACCGCCCTTGGCGTCTTCACCAGCGTGTGGAACACCTTCTGGCCGTTCCGCTGACGAGCGATCCTGTACGAGGCGTTCCACGACGGGGGCTGGCCTGGGATAGTGAAACTCCATTTCATCAAAGCCTACGTAGACCTTCCCCGGCTCGTCTTCTGCGTAATGGTTGCTCGTGTAGAGGGGGACCCATCCCAAGTCTCTCAACTTGGTCAGGACGACGTCCCCATACCTGTTCTCGAACAGGTCATCTGGGATAGGGATGCCTCGAGCCGCAAGGTCTTCCCTAACGAGTCGTTCCGCCGCAAGGCGGGCTTCATTGGGGCTGGACTTGTCGCCAGCCATGCTCTCCAGTTTCTCATACCGAGAGCGCGTGTCTTTGCTCACCTTGGTGTATGCGCCTTCTTGCTTCCCCGGTAGAACGGGAGTCGATGAAGTTGGTTGACGGGTATGAAACGGGCAGGCGCTCCATACCCGCCAGGGTCTTCACGTGGCCATTCGATGGCTTCATGGCCCCAGCACCAGCCATCGAACTGGAACACTCCTTCTTCTGTGAGCCGCCCTGCGACGAAACGACGGTCGGCCCCCTTCTTGATGTCGTTATCGCGGATGATGATGTTCCGCCACCTAGAGTTGCGGCATCGGATCTCGATGTCCGGTGGGACGTCGGGATTCTTGAAGTCATCCACGGTCGCTGGCCATTCGACACCCTCAAGGATGCAGAAGGCCAGTTCTGCACGCGCACCCAGCAGATGCGTAGCAAAGTCTTGCTGTTTGCTCTTCGGGTTGACGCGGTCCTTTGACCTTCGTGACCAGGAACGCTCGTGTCGTTCCTTGGCCACGAGGTACGCTCGACGTTCCTCTGCCGTGGTCAGTGGTCGGCACTGCATGTTGAGCCAGTACCCAGCACTGTCCTTGCAACGGCAGTCGATCACAGGCGGTAAACGCGCACCGGGATGCGGGCCTTGACGGCTCGCTCGACCATGTCCCATGTGCCCTTGGAGTCGAACGACGGGAAGGCGAGTACGACGTCGACCTTCTCCTTGTCGAGCATCTGCTGATTGCGGATGGCTCCTGCTGCCCTGCCGAATGTCTTCCAGTGCGCCGGATAGGCTACGACTTCGCAGTCGACCCACTGCATGGCAGACCGACCGGCCAGACGGTCGACACCGCTTGCATCACCGTGGATGATGCGGTGCTTCCCATCAGGCAGCGGTCCTTCTTCTGCGAGGAGCTCGAGCAGATGGTCGATGACGTATGCCCGCTGTAACTCCGTGAGCGGATTTCGGGTCCCGGTGACCAAGACGTTCAATGTGCTGCTGCTCCTGAACACTTACGAGAGCAGTACCAGCCCAGGCCACGCTTGTAGTCAGCCCAGCGTGGGCGGAACTGCTTCTGGCATGTCTTGCAGACGCGAACCAGCATCTGCCACTCGGCGTACTCGGCTGGCGTCTTGGTGTACTTGGACCGCTGGCACGTGATACACGAGACACAGAGGTTGTCAACGACGTTCGGCCCACCCTGCTTGAACGGGAGGATGTGGTCGAACGAGGTGTCCATAGGTCCGACGTCGATGCCGCAATAACGGCACTGTCCGTCATCTCGGATGTACACGAAGGCGAGATCCTCTGCGAAGAGCTTGACGCCCCTAGTCTTTACCCGTCGCCACTTCTGGTTGATCCCAGCCGCCAGCTTGCTGAACCTCCGCTGCGTAGGCGTCTGTGAGCCACGAGCGGAGGGATTCGCGAAGTCGCTTGGACGGAGGGTGGAAGGCATTGTGGTACCAGCAGAGTGTTGCCAGATGATACTCGGCGGGACGTCCGCATTGTGGGCATGGCTTGCGCTCATCATCCCACGCCTTCTGTCCCATCTTCAGCCGGCACTTTACGTGTTCGAGGGTCGATGGACCGCAACACTTCAGCGATGCTTGAGGGTCCAGTACTCTTGTCAAGCACAAGGTTGGCTGTTCCCGCATCCAGGCCCGGAAACTTGAGCCAGGACGGCCTAACCTTTGCCATACGAGGGTAGCGTCCCTCCGGAACACGTTCTCGCGCAAGCGGGCGGTTATCGGCATCTTCTGTCCCCTGATATCTGCTCATCCTCCGAAATAGCGCGCCCGGTTCTCGAGCGTCGACGGTCTTGAGTGCCGTTTCGAGGAACCTGTTGGCACATGTCTCTTCTGGGAACGGGCAGTCTTCTGGATACCCGGTCGGGTTCACCCGCAGGCAGTATTGGGACTTCCACGTCTTGCGGAGGTCACCATACGGTGCCCTTTTGGGTGCCCAGGCTTGTTTCAATTGTGGGTCTACGACTTCCCTGATGTACTCCCCACGGAAGACACAGGGGATCTGGGTGCGCTTCCTACTTGGCGTTGAGCCACGCTTTGAACGCGAGGAGCGTCCTTTCGCGGGCCTTGAGTCGCTGTTCATCGTTGTACCAGTCGTGTTCTCGAGACATGAAGAACTCGTATGCTGCCGCAGCTGCTTTCTCGGCCAGCGGACCCATCACGACCTCATGCTCGATGCCCTTGTCTTCGGTGATGACCACCGCTTCGACTGTCTGATTACAGGACGGACACTCTGCCACCGTCATGCTCCTATGTTCGGGATGATCCCATTCCCCTTGCACAGGGGACACTTCTTGAACCCTCGGCCCTTGCAACGTGGGCAGAGGATGGACTTGCCGAACTCCAACCGCTCAGGCAAGACCTCGTAGTAGTGAGGAGGGGGCTGGGGAGGAAGTTCGACCTCCTCCTGCCCCATCAACTCCCCCTTGAGCCACTCGACATGACGCGTGCTGCTCTGATGCATGTCCTTGGCGATGTACAGGCCACCGCACTGCTCACATGTCGCGTAGTCTGGGTTCCAGGTACCGTTCTCGTTCTTGAGGCCAGGCATTTGGCTAGAACTGGCTATTCCTTGTCGCTCATCGCCTCGAGGTACTGGATGAGCTCCCCGATGCGCTCCGCTGACAACTCAGAGAGGTAGTTTCGGACGAACGGACCGACATCCTCCGGGTCAGACGGAAGATCGAGCCCTTCGCCGCACACCGTCTCGATGACGGAGTTGAACTTGACCATATCGAGGTGGTTCTGGGCCACGAGTGCCCTGACACGCTGCACCTGGACGTCTGTGGCGTTCGTAGAACGGCCACCACGCTCGATGCCCTCGATATTGGAGGGTTCCACCCGCACTCGGCCATTATTGCGGCTCTGACGGGCGTTCTGGACCGCCGTGGACTCTTGTGGCTCGCTGGGAACAGCCTCGACGTCGGTATCAGCGCCATTCATGCCAAATCCAAGCAGGAACGACTTCTGGGCGTACGTCATGGCCTTGCCAGAGCCCTTGTCGGCAGGATCCTCGCCGTGACCGACCGCAGAGCCGGTCAGAGACTCTCCAGTCTCGGTGTCGATGAACATGAAGTCCATCACGATGGTCGTGAGGAACGTCATGCGAGTCCCACCGCCAGAACGAGGCAACTCCACGCTCTGGACGGTCGTATCGCGCACGGAAGGCACCAGAACGATGCCCTTCTCGTGCAGGAGTGGTCGCCACCAGCCGTAGACGTCACGAGCGGCGTGATACGGAAACTTGATGGCCTGTGAATGCTTCTGTGGGTCCTTGTCACCGATAGCGGCGGCGATGTCACTGAGTTTCTGTGCGAGTGACACCTTCTTCGTGGCGGCTACCATCACGCTCCTACTTCTGCTGCCCTGTACGCAGGGCAGATGTCCTTGTATCCGCACCACGAGCAGGCTCCTGATTGGAGCCCGGTGGGCGGGAACGACCCCTTGCCGATGGCCTCTGCTACGTCCTCGACGATGCCTGCGTAGGCAACGATGCTCTCGTCCGGAACAGGCCCATCTGACTCGATGGGGAAGTGATACGGGTCCTTCGTCCTGACGACGTGATCAAGACGAACGCTCTTCTCCACCTTGCCGGTGAGTTGGCGATAGCCAACCGCATAGCCGGTCATGTTGAGGAGGTAGGGACCGGCGCTTGCCGGCTTCTTGCCGACGAACTTCCAGTCACCGATGACACCGTCCTGGCCGACGTAGTCGATGGTCCCAGACATGACGATGCCGTTGATCTTGAACTGGATGGGCTGTTCCACCATCGCGGGGAACGTCTTCGGGGCTACTTGGCGGTGCCAAGCGCCGACTGCCTTGACGCCTGAGTCGGTGTACGACCCCTTCGTCTCCCCCTTCTGGGGGTTCTCTTCCGCGTTCTCTGATTCCTTGACGAACTCGTCGCGGAAGGTTTCTTGGAGCTCCTCGACCGGCTTGTCTTCGCCAGTGGCGATCTTGTGGGTGAGGTCTATCTCCACGGCAGTATGGGCTGCCGATCCCAACGCCATCCTCAACGACGGTGGCCGCTTCAGACGGTGGACGTATGCATACTCCCATTGCCTCGGACACCGTAGATAGGTGTTCAGCGAGGATCCTGAGAGAACGAGTGGGTCAGCCATGCATCTAGCCTATCTCCCTTCTGTGCCAGGTGTATGGCACGGCGGCGGCAGGACCGCCGTGCTGTGAAGATGATACACCATGTTGCACGGTAGTGGAACCTATGATACAGTTCCCGTTGGCCGAACCTTAGCGGGGGAGGTCATGGGCGATGGCTCAATAGAGGTCACCATGCCTCACAGCAATCCCGGTCGGAGTGAACCGACTTACCCCAGCGCCAAGCGGTCCAAGGTAAGCGGGAGGTCTGCCAAGCCGAACCGACAGGTGGCAACCAACGGGATGTCTGAGTGATACTGACATTTGCTGTTAGTGGAACACTCGGTGCGGGTATAGCAAAGTCCCGCCGCTCGCCTGAAGACCCCGGCCTGCCGGGGCCTTTTGGTTTCCGGTGATCGACACCGGATCTGACGCGCTATACTCCTCATCCAAGGAGAAGACCGCCGCCCCCAGACAGTAGGGCGACGGTCAAGACGGTACGCGATTGGTGCGCGCCCGCAGGACAGATAGTAGTCCATCCGCAAAGCCCAGGATAGCCGAAAGGCGAAGTGGTACTTCGGTCACCAATGACCGAGCCGACTGAGAGAGTCGGAACCCGCGTAGGGTATCTACCGGGAGGTGCAGCGAGCGGACGACCGTTCCATTGCCCTCCCATAGGCATCTGTCTCCCTTCCGGTGCGATGTCTGCCATGACCTACACCTCCCGGTAGATCCTCTACGCACAACGGATATGTATCAACCGATGACACTCCCGACCCGCAGTGGGCATGGGACGAGGCTTGTTAGGACGGGTCCGTGAGCCGATGACACCCATGAGTCGATTCCGACGCCGATACTCGAAGGCTAAGAGACGACGCTCCCCATCCGTGGGGAGAGTCTGTCCTCTACCTCCACTCTCAGGCTAATGTCTCAACTCTCCCATTCTCAGCGGTCGCGTAAGGCGTTCTGGAGGAGGCTTGAAGCCCTTGGCTACGCCACATACGCAGACTACTTGGCGTCAGACCATTGGAAAGACGTGCGGCGTAGGTTCTGGTCTTCGAAGTTGGGCCAGCGCTGTGCTGGGTGCAAAGGGAAACCCACCCAAATCCATCACCGTACGTACGCCAGGCTTGGCGACGAACGCCTTAACGACTTGGTGGCTGTATGCAGGCCATGCCACGTGTACATCCACGAGTCGGAAAACGTGATGGTTAAGGGTGGGCTCCGTACGAATACGAAACGGGCGCTCCGGACCAGACGCTCGAGCTCTGGCCAATGACTTTGGAGTCTAGGGCTTACCAGACTTAGCGCTAACGGCCTTCTGGTCTTCCTTCTTCTGATGCGGCTTGATCCAGTCTTGGACCGTAGACCGGTGCCAGTCGGGTGGCAGGATCTCCCCCTTCTTGGTCTGGATGATCTGCACGTCGCTCACTTGGTCACCGCCGGGACAGCGTCACCCTTGACTTCGGGCTTTGTCCCCCACCCGACGAACTCCCAGTGCTTGCATCCGCAAGGGATATCCTGGTGTCGGGCCTGGCAGACGGAACCTCGGTGTTCGAACCTCGTGTGTCCGCAGACACAGAGCGGCCCCGCGTTCCTCATACGTCTAATCCTCTCTTCCTCAACTCTGCACGCTGATTGAGGAACTTACGGTCCCCATCATTCTCGGTCGTGCTGAGTGTCAGCCTGGGCACGGAACGATCTGGCGGGATGAGGACTAGGTGCTTGGATCCGCGTTGGATGGTCCAGCCGGCCTTTTCGGCCTTCATCACTAGGTCTTTGACCCGCTTGTTCCTGATGCGTGGACCAGTCATTTTACTCTCCTCGGTACGGGAACGGGCTCCAATCCCTCAGTTCGCAGGCGTCGTCCTTGCAGACCTCGTCCCACTCGCATCGCTTGCAGAATCGGTAGATGTCGGTGGCGACACGTTCGAGCTCATGCTCGAGTTCAGACACCTTGTTGAGGGCCTCGCTCTCTCGTCGACGAGCGCTGATGACTCGGCCACGTGCCGTCGCCTCGCGCTCTTCCTTCACCTTGTCATTCCAGAATCGGCTGCGGCAGATGGTGCTACAGAACTTCTGGTCACCACGCTGGAACGATGGGTTGCGGTGGAACACCTTGGAGCATTGGTTGCATGTCGCCTCTAGGTACTGCTTCGCCACGTCTATGATCCCTGGGTCTGAGAGTTCGTGGGCGATGGCAACGAGGTGGTCATGCGTTGGCATGGTATACCCACACCGGATGGTGGATATCTTCGATGGTGCCATGCCGACCCTGTCTGCCATCGTCGCCACGGTGATGCCTTGGTTCACCATGCTGCGAGAGACTCGGCTTCCTAGACGAGGATACTTGATGTCGTTCTTCCCACCTCGTCGACGAGTCGGCCTTGGGCTAGTCCTCGGCATACCTACTCCTTGGGAGGTCGCGCCACAGCCACTCACCGGGCGGCTCTACCATGTCCTCTTCCTCTTCCAAAAATCCGTCGCCGTCCGAACGAGGCTCGTATTGACCTAACAGGTCTGGCCAACGAGCGGCGCACCAGGCCAAACGAGCTGGCCCCAGGTTATGCGTGACGTGGGAGGACGAAAAAAAAGAGGGGTGCGTGCGGGCGAGCCTTTCGGCCCGCACCGCAGCACCCCGGTCGCCACGACGCGCACGGTCGATCTCCGTGCGCATCTCGATGGCGAAGAGTCGCTGGTTCACTCGGTTATCGCCTGGTGTTCGACCCGACGATGATGATCACCATGCAGACCACAAGGACTGCGATGGCCATGTCAGCACTCATGACGACAACACTCCGCTACTTGAGATGAGCCACGTCGCTGCGAGTGCCCACACGATGGCGTACACGACACGACCCGGCCCATACGGCTTCTGTGGCTTCCCGACTAGGGCGGCAGAGACGATGGCGCTGAACCACGCCAGCACCAAGTACACGGCCAGTGCCCACTGGTAGATGTCCCACTCAGGGATCACTGGTAGTCTCCCCTGCGCTCCATCTCCATGAGCCAGGCTTCGTGTTCCATCGTTCCGTACACCTCGTAAGGGTCGCGCCGTCGCAAGTACTCCCTCGTGATCTCTTCGTACTTCGAAGCGACGATGGCCCTAAGTTCTCTCCACCTACCGACCAAGCCCTCCATGAGATAGGCATCGTCATCGGTGAACTGCTCGAGTTCTCCATGAGAGACGATGAACCGCTCGTACTCGAGACACTCCTTGAGCGAGTGGTCGATACACGTGAGCAGATCATTCATCTCTGACAGGGACATCCACAGCGCGTACTGCGGGTCGATGTCCCTGACGTTGCCAAGGTTCTGTCCGAACTCACTCTGCCTCGTCAAGCACGACCTCCACTAAGAAGTCATGTGGCTCTTCGGTGATGGCGAATGCGAACGCATTCACGTGATGGATACCGGCCACGAGCAGGGTCTTCCCATCATCTCCATCGCAGTAGGTCCAGATACGGCTGGCCTCGATGCCCTTGTGCGCATCTTGGATCTCCTGGACGCTATCCCATGCGGTCGACCCATCCTCATTCGTGATGAGTGTCCACTCCTTGTCGAAGAGCGACTCGCTCACGACGCGCACTACCGCCGGCTCCACTGCCTTGCTCTTAGGACTTCGTCGTCTTGTAGCCATTCTTTCGTGAGTCCTTCCCTGATGCGTGCCCTGTCTTCATCGAATAGTGAGCGAGGCAGACGGCGATGCATGTCGCTCGCCATCTGCTGCACCCACTTGGCACGCCGGAAGTAGTACCGCCATGCCGGATGTGTCCTCTCGCCATAGCGTGCGCCGTACGCCAACATCAAGAAGTCGTACAGCCCACGCTTCGTCTCACGACGTGGGATGAAGTGGACGATGCCACCCTCCCCAAGGTTCTCCCAGTGGTTCCCCTTCGCACATCGACACCAGTTGACGCCCGCCATCTCAGCGGCGACCTCGTATTGGGTCATGACTTGTAGATGGCTGGCTTCAAGAACCCGGCATCGACCAGCGAGAGCCAATGCCCTGCTGGCGTGATGATGAAGTGGTCCTCGTAGTAGAGCCCAGTGGCGTTCGCAGCATCCATCACTGCGTTGTTCATCTCGATGTCTGCCCTGCTTGGCTGGATGCTCCCAGCAGGATGGTTGTGGACCAACATGAAGCGCTCTGTCCCTGCCGTCAGCACTGCTGCGAGCAGTGTCGGGACATGGAGTTGAGCGCCCCTGTGCGTCCCCCTGGCCACCTCGGTGACCGTTCTCAGCGTGAGCTGTGCGTCATAAGAGACGACCCACACGCATTCCTGCGGCTCCTTGTTGAGCCCCCAGTCGATGAAGAGGTCTGGTATCCGAGACATCCTGTCTGGAAGCACGACCTCTTCACCCAGGGTCACAAGCCGCAGTTCGGCCCTCCTAGAACGGAAGGTCGTCAAAGTCCGTGGATGAACTCGTGGGCTGCGAACCGTTGTCGGTAGCGTCCTGTGGCTTCGGATCGAGGAAGCGGACCTGATACGCCTTGATGCGATAGATCTTCCGCTTCTCTCCGTCATCGGTTTCCCAACGTCGGACCTCGACTTCTCCAGTGACAGCGACCAGTCGTCCCTTGCGACCGAAGTCGTGGACCTGATTGGCCAGCTTGCCCCAAGCGACACAGTCGAGGAATGTGACGTCAGCGTTGTCGCCTGGCTTGTTGATGGCGATCGAGAACTCGCATCGGTCGGAGCCCTCGTTCTGTCCTTCCTTGAGCATCGGGTCGGCAGTCATGTTGCCGATACCCACGAAGTTGTTGATGCCTGCGGGCACTTACTCTCCTTCAGTGTGCGGGGTTCGGTTCATATTGTACAGCGAGTCGAACCTCTCGAATAGGTCTTCTTTGCTGTCATACGTTCCTTCGACCGCGTATGCCAGTGGGCCGACGCCCTTGACCGTGATGTCGTTCTCTCGCCAGATCCAGATGCTGGCGTCAAGGTACGCACTGACCCCGAAAGTGATGATGCGTACCTTGCCGTTACCCTTCGCCAGGGTGATCATGTCTTCGATGACACCATACGGTGCCGTCCAGTAGTCAGCATGCTCGAGCAAGTGTTCGTAGATGGCATGCTGGACTTCTGCTCGTTCACTCATGAGTCCATCCTGTGTCGATAACAGCAGTCCTCACGACCTGACTTGGCAGGGTCGAAACCGCTACCACAGACGCGGCACTTTGGTTTGGGCTGGGGAGTGAACCCGTAGCACCGCAAGTCCCACGGCTTGTCATGGTCAGGCTTGGTGTTGCCGCACCAGCGGCAGTACTTCACGCTGTCCAATCGACCTCCCTGTCTCTCGTAAGCGTCGGTAGCCATCGCTCCATGCTGTCCCTGACAGATGCGATCTCTTTCCCTGTCGCTGGCTCTACTCGGAACCACATGACCTCACCGACGTAGATCATCCTGGTCATGAGTTCTGTCATGGAGAAGGCCCCGCCATACGGGACCTTCACCACGACCGTACGCACCCTCTTGCCTGCTCGTACCTTTCGATACGACAGTTTGAAGATGCGTATCTTGCTATCGTGAAGACCCATCGGCATTGACGGTCCACACGTACAGCGTGCTTCTATCCGGCTCGGTCCGTGTCCTGATCCGAAGGCCACGCCTTGCGACATATCCTGTCGGGCTACGCAGCACAGACTTGAATGCGTGGAGACGCTTGTCGTCCATCGAAGAGATATCGACAGCGATGACGTCGCCACTCATGAGCGCTAGCGAGATGGGTGACGGCTTTCTCCCGACTCGCTTGTTCGATATCGATGTGTTCAGCGACTTGATGCGCTCGATCTCTGCGCTGTCGCTGATCGTCGAGAACTTGGGTTTCAAAGTCCGATCCTCCTGAGTGAATCGATGTCGAGTCTCATCTTTCTCCATGGTTCGTTCAGCAGCGTGGAGGGCGGCTGAAGGGCGATGATCGGCCCACAGCACCTCCACACTGCCTTCACGATCTCCCATCCGAACAAGAGGCGATGTCGTGATGCCAGGCATGCTTCCCATGCCTCGTCGTCTATCACCTCGTTGATGCCATGCGCCAGGTGTCTCAACTCATGTGGCGTATGTAGGTCGACACTGGCGAGCCGCCCGTAGTTCAGGTACGGACGGTCGCCCATGCGAAAGCTCGTGAGAAGACCATCGGAGTAGCGGAAGCCACACTCGACAAGGTCGCTCAGTATCGGTTCTTCGTAGATGGTCGAAGGCTCGATGTTCTGCTCCAGCCAATCACTGGGCTTGAGCAAGTAGCACCTCCTTTGCCGCCCTCTTCTTCGTCCCGTGCACCGGGAACACGACAGTACTCTTCCGGCTTGTCCTCGCGCACAACTTGCAGTCGACGCACTGTAGGCCGACCTCGGTATGCAGGCAGTTTAGGAAGCCCTCTCTTGCTGCCATCGCCTCACCCCACGGGTCGATGCCGTCGTACGGGTCCACGATGGTGGTAGACCAGCCAGCATCTCGTGCTATCACTACATCACGTAGCGTGTCGCACGATGCATTCGGCCTTGTGGTCGTGTAGAACCACTGCGGGTCCAACACTCTCCATGCGTGGGTGTAGCTCAGGACATTGAGCCCACGGGCATGGTTGGTCGCTTCGATGTATGCCATGTCGGGTTGGTTGTGGTCATCCAGGTAGTCACCTGAGACGTTGAACCTGACCACGGCGTTCTTGCCGCTCATCGAGCGCACCTTGTCGATGGCTTCGATGAGTGGCGTGTAGTCGTCCCCTTCGAACCCGTACCTATCAGCGATCATGAATAGGTTCGGGTAGTTCTCTGCGTAACAGCCGTTGTTCCACAGCGGACACGTGGGGGAACACGTACCATGACTGCGATACACACTCAGGTCTACTCGACCGGTCTTGCTGTTCCGCGTCCGAAAGACGTAGTGGGTCTTCAACGTCTAGTCTCTAGGCCAGAAACAGACTCCATTGAGGTCACCCATCTCGACCTCGACTTCCCACTCACGCTCGTTGTAGTTCGTTGCTCCCATCCCGACCAAGAGCGAGAAACTGTTCCCTTCCGGGTCACTCGAGTGCAGCACCTTGTCGCTGCCACTCACCTTGCCTTCGCGCTTCAGTGCGGTTAGTTCGCTGATGACTTGGTCGACCGTTAGCCCGTCGTCGACTTCCAAGATGAACACCCTAGATGTCCTTTTCGGCTGCGATGCAGATCTCTTCGCTCAACTCCTGCGGGATGAGTCCACGCAGTGCCGTGAGCAACTTCCGTTCGTTGCTCCAGGATGGGAACCGGCTCATGACGCCGATCATGCCACCTTGGAACTTCTCTCGAGCCGTGCCTTCCTTGCCGGCCATCGCGAGGATGTTCTCGATGGCTTCCTGCTGCTCAGGCGTGGGGTTCTGCACCCCATACACAAGACGCTGGAGACGCTTGTGTTCCGTGAGGTTCCCAGACTGGGTCAACTTGGCGATCATCGCTTCCTTGCCAGCCTCGGTCCTGGCACGTTCTCCATCGGGACCTTCGCGATGACCATTGTTCGACTGGGCCAGCAGCACCGGATGGGTCCAGCGGCCTTCGCCTTGGATGCCGGTCCGAGAACCTCGAGCCGCTGACACGTGGCATGGTGCCTTGGGCTTGCACGCCGGTCGTGGTGTCCACGATGGCGGGAACCCGCCCCACAGGTCAGTGGGCTTCATGAATGGCTCGCCATACTGGCAATAGGTCACTGTCTCCCTGCGACCGCCACGCTCAAGGATGACGTCATTGGGTCGCAACTTCCTCAACTTGGCTCGTGGGTTCTCCATGACCCAGAAGGTCGGTCGCAACTCCTCGATGACGGCGAGCGTCGACCACACCCACTGGAGCGATGCTCGCGCCTTGTCTGTCTTGGGTTGGTGGTCCATCGTCCAGTTACGACCGATGGTCATCACGGAGAAGGACTCACAGGGTGGACTCGCCAGGATGACGTCAGGCTGCCATCCATCCGGCAGATAGAGTCTCGGGTCGTTCGCGAACTCGATGATGTCCATCACCAAGTCGCTCTCGAACTGTGGGTCAAGGTCAAGTGTGATGACCTCGTGCCCCCGTTCCTTCCAAGGGTTGCTCCACCCACGCAACCCGGCGAATAGGTCTAGTACCTTCACTGCTCTGAGATATCCGCGTAGATACGATGGTCCACCGTGGGGTCATCCTCCTCGTACATCATGTTGTGCTGTCGGACAGCGTTCTCGATCTCTTCTTGTATCTCGCCAATGCTGTTGCGTAGCGAGTCAAGCACCTCGACGTAACTGAAGAACGTCCGGTAGTTACGAGATGTCTCGAGCTCGACGTTCTCATCGAGCGCGTACTTCAATCTCCTGGCGACGTTCTCGAGGATCTCAACCACCGTGGCGACTCCTTCGCTGCTTTCGTGCTTCATTCTGCCAATCGACAAGTCCAGCCGTGATGACTGGTGGATTAGCCATGACGAGGTTCACCGCACCTATCGTGCGTTGCCGCATCCCGTACCAAGGCTTCATCGGTCCCCTGTCGATATCTTTCGGTGGCCCATATGGGCTCCTGATGCGCTCCTTCATCGGCTTCTCGTAGAGCTTACTCGAGAACCGTCTCGATGGCACTCACCGGGCTCGAGTTCCTGTACGAGGATGCCGTCCTCATATGCACGCCACCAGTCAGTCGGGATGGTGTAGTGGCTTGCGTGTGTCATCAGGCCGTACTGCATCGACCCGCGAGCCTCATCTTCCGTCTCACCAAGTGACATGAAATCGAAATGCTCGGTCGACAGTGTCGCGACGAACATCAGTGTTCCACCTCCATGTCGTGGGTACCATCGGTACTCCCACAGTCATCACATCCTTGTTCCCACTCTGGTGTGTAGCCACACAAGTGTTGTACATCGCCAACGAGTCGGTCGGTCGGAGTTAGCTCGCCCCGACCCTGCCCACGCGTATGGATAGCGATGCAGGCTGGACATCGTTCGGGGGGCCACTCGAGTGAGTGGCCCACCAACACGAAGTCTTGTTGACTAGAACTCATTCCTGCACTGGTTCTCGAGAGTATCGAGTTCCTGGAGCCACACTCCAAGCCCTGCGTACAACATGGACGCCATGCTGTCGTTGGTGGAGTGATTGGTGGCGAAGTTCGTGTAGAAGATGAGGTTGAACACGATGGCTGCGTATGTCTCGCAATCGGAGCCAGCCTTGGTATCCAACCACACTTCCATCGCATCATTTATGTGGATGTCGAAGTCATCCTGCGAGATCAGTCTGACATCACTGCCAGCGTCTTCGAACGTCGTGAGGTAGTCACCAAACGTTCGTGCGATGACGTCTGCCTCAATATCGCTAGCGATGGTCACGCTAGGTGCCAACATGGTCATCGCCAAGGCGACCAGGATAGTTCGCTTCATTCCTTGATGTCCTCGTTCGACGGGGTCTGCCCGCAAGCATCACACTCTGTGATGCGTTCGTACTCGTTGTACACGAAGTTGTGTACGTGTGCACTGTGAGTATGCGTATCCCAACCACCGGGATTGGGATAGTTGTCATCGAGATGGTTCATCGCTTCTGTGAATGAGTCGAATGGACCATGCTTGTCGTACTCGTCCCACTCACCATACGGCCATCGCTGGATGGCGTACTTCCACTTGCCGGGAGAGACTTCGCGGAAGTGACAGTCGGCCCCTGTACTCACGCTACATCCCAACCGAAACTCGAGAAGCCAGTCGCTCGATCTGTCGACTGAACTCGACGAAGTCTTCACGGTCGATCTTGAGGATGACTGGCTCGGTCATACCAAGTGTCACTAGCGATACGTTGACCCCTCCGTTCGTTCCTGGCGAGAACCGAAGCGAACCCTGTCGGTACGACGACGGGACATCATCAGGCACGCGACCGGTCGTGGGGATGACGTCGTATCTCGTTGGCTTCCTCGTGTGGATCTCGATATCCGGCCATCCACGTTCAGCATGCGTGATCTCGATGGTTGCCCTAGCCATGTGTTACAGGTCCCTCCATGTGACGATGGCCTCTTGGATAACCATCGTTCCGTCTCGGAATACCCATCGCCATCGCTCTGCGTCTTCTCCCTGCCACTCCATGTAACTGCCATCCTGCACGAATGGAGCGAGGGTCATCATGAAGATCTCTTCACTGCCAGTCTTCGAGTCGTAGTAGCCACCGCAACTCGTTCCGAACTCATTGCTATCGGCGGACTCGAACCCAAGATACTGAAGCACCTTGGCGACGGTCAGGTCTTGCTCTTCGTGGTATCGAGGCGGCATCCATGCGAACCACTTGTCATCGAATGGGTCACCGCTTTCAGGGGAGCGACCACCACTCTTTAGTTCATGCCTGAAGTTCAGGTCACGAAGCGCCTGCAATGCAGCCGCTTCCCGTTCCTTCGGGATGAACCAATCGCTATCGATGAGGTTGACGTAATAGCCCATCGCTATCTCCTCTTGTCCTTTTCTCGCAATGCGTCGATGACCCTGTTCAGTGCATCCGGGTCGCTCAGGTACATGTACCTCGTGATCTCCAGGATGCTTGCGTAGACACCGTATGCGTCCCTGATGAACCCATGCTGTGCCGCGTTCTCACACATCCATCCAAGCGTCACCTCCCAGTCTGGGATGATGCTGACGCTGTCCTGACCCCCGTCAGACTGGGTAGACGCAACTGGCTGGGACATGCACGACCTCCCCGAACCTGTAGTCGACTGGTCCATCGAGCTTGACTGCGATGGCTGTTCGATGTCGCGAGGTGTTCTCCACGACAACACCCTTCTTGGAGTTGAGCCTCTTGGGAGATAGTCCCTTGAGCCCGACTCGAGTACCCGGAAGCAATGTAAGGCGATTGACCGTCGCCTCGACTCGGCGTTTCTCCTTCCGCCTTTCTGAGATGGCGTTCGCAAGTGTTTCCAGGTCGTCATCGTAGTCTCCAGCGATGATGCTCCTGACCACCGATGAGATGTCACTCACTTCTCGCCCCTATCGACAGGCTCTTCGACGTACTTGCCATGGATGGCTAGCCCTCGGAAGAACATCGCGATCTCAGCCGTAGCATCCCAGAGGTTCTCAGCCGTCTCTCGAGAGTTGACGAAGATCGTCGCCTCACCGATACGAAGGTACGCATACCCCTCGGCATTCCTGATAGTGACGCTCATATCGGTGTTCGCATCCGTGTGAACGTTCGTCGTGACCATTGTCATCGCAGTAGTGAACCCCTTCCTGCATCCTTCATCTGTTGTCGATACACGGGGTCGGAGTCGATGCTTCCTCCACTCACCCGCAACAGGACATCATCAGACGGGTCACCATCACCGAAGTGAAGTTCCCCGTTGTAGTCCTCGTACCACTCCTCTTCTTTCTTGATGACGTCCCAGCAGTACTCGTGATAGACGTACTCACCACGTCCATCGGCTGCATAGACGACGACACTGTCGTCATCCAGGACCGTCTCGCCACAGTCATCGCACTGCCACATCAGTCCCACTCCAGTCCATGTCCGACAGCGTGATGTGGTCCGTCATGGTCTTCGTAGCCTTCGCACTGGTAGCGATAGGCTTCGGGAACATCGTCATCACGCAATGGCATGAGCGATGAACACATCTCTGGCTCGAACTCGAGCGTGAAGCCGTCGATCACCGCTTGCACGTTCTCTACGTACACTCTCGGTGGCCAGCACTTGCCCATCGCTGCATCACGGATGACCGTCTCGAACAACTTCTCGAGTTGCGCTCGCTCATTCTCATCGAGCGTTCGAACGTCCATCAGTACTCCCTATCCGCCAGTGGGACACCCGCTGCTTCCATGTCAGCAGCGTTCTCCATCTTGCGGAGGAACTCTTCCCCGTCGTCATCGAGATCCTCGATGTAGTCCTCGGGGGCCTCTCCCGTGTCTGCCCATCGGCAGTACATCGCACCGGGACATGTCGCGCCGTGGACCGGACACTCCATACCTGGGTCTTCGTAGTCGAGATAGACACCAGACACCACGTCAGGCTCTAGCCCGAACAAGTCGATGACCCAGTGACCGTTGTCACTGTTGTCCCCGTCGTATTCATCACGTCCCAGGTAGAGGTCGTTCGTTACGCGACCCTCACCGAAGCGCTCATTGGTGATGGTGTGGATGAAGTCCACCATCACGGTGGCTGGCTCGAGTCTTCCAAGAGGTCCAGCCACGAAGAAGTCTGGACGCCTTGATTCTTCATGCAAGACCCTGACGTAGGCTTGCGCTCGCCGCACGAGCGCTTGTCCTCCCCAGTGGGAGAACAGCGTCACGCTCGCGTGCTTGCCCTTGCGGAACTGGATGCTGACGCGGTCACCCATGTGCGAATACTCCTATCACCATGCTGATGCTCAGGATGATGAGGATCCACAATCCTACCGAGAGTGCGATGACCATCAGGCATCCACCCCTCGTGTCGTACTCGTCATCCATTCGAGTACTCCTTGTCATCCTCGTAGTACGAGGGCTCGAGCAACTGTTGGACGTTCACGTCGGCGTCATCGACCACCTTGTGGTTGATGTACATGTCGTAGAACGTCTCTGCTGCTGTCCGGTCGGGGAATGGACCGAACACATCGGGGAACAACCACTCGTCATTGCGGACGATGACCACCCAGTTCTCAGCCAACTTGCATCAACTCCCCGCAATACCCACAGTAGTAAGCATCCTGTGGACCTGAGACGCCATCGAACAACTGGTGTGTCCAGTTCTCGATAGGGTGCTTACAGCCCTCGCTGTCCTCGAGTTTCTGCTCGCTGATGATGTCCACCATCGTCGCTATGCCCTGTGGCTTGGCAACGAGGCGGAATGAGGATGGCAACGCACCATCGTGTGTGACATCTACTGTCAGTCGTGTCTTCATGCGAAAAGCCTCATGTAGCCCAACGAGTCGGTCTGGCTAACGCCAGC